GAACTTTTAACATTTTCTTCCATAATTCTTTTGCAGGAGTAACTCGGTAATTTTTTATTAAACCTTTTTCTGCTTCACCGCATAATTGATTATATTTTTTGTCAAATTCATTTCCGAAACAATCATGAAGGGCAGTTTCTTTAGGGTCAAAAAAGTACCATGCATCATCATTTTGAACTCTTCTCATAAATTCGTCTGGAATCCATGAAGCGGTATTCATGTCATGGCATCTTAATCTGTCATCCCCAGTATTTCTCCTAAGGTTTAAAAAGTCTTCAAAATCTAAATGCCAAGGTTCGAGGTATGCGCACCCTGCGCCTGGACGTTTTCCGCCTTGATTAACAGCAACCAATAGATCGTTGTAAATTTTTAACCAAGGTACCAAGCCACTAGATATCCCATTAGTACCCTGGATATGAGAGCCTGTTGAACGAAATGGTGTTACATCTAAGCCTAGTCCACCAGCGTACTTAGATTTTCTAGCTTCTTGCCAAGCTCCATCAAAAATTCCATCAATACTGTCATCGAAAGTGTTTAAATAACAAGAACTTAATTGAGACTTGACTGTGCCGCTATTAAATAATGTGGGAGTTGAGGAAGTATAAAGCATTTGACTTAACATGTCATAAAACTCTATAGCTTTTTCAGTTTTATCTTTTTCATTTATCGCTAAACCCATCGCAATTCTCATCCAGAAACATTGAGGAGCTTCCATTATTTTATCGTCTTGCCTAATAAAATATCTATCAAAAAGTATTTGTATACCTAAATACTTAAATTTTTTATCTCTTCTGATTTTTAAAGCTTCAGAAAGTTTTTGTAAATCAAAGTCGAGCAGTTTCTTGTTGAGGCGGTTTAACTTTACTAGTTTTTTTGTATTTTGTATAAAACTCTTTCTGTACTGAAGAGAAAAAGTATCTGAGTCTACTCCTTCTTTAAATACTTCTTTATATAAGCAGTTAAGTAATAGTCTTGCAGCTGCAAATGAGTAGTTAGGTTCTTTTTCTATCTTTTCTCTAGCTGACAAAATAAGAGCCGTGTCTATTTCTTTTGTGGTAATTTTATCAAAAAGTTGAAGTTGAGCATCTAAAACAATTTCACTGGCAGAAACATCTTCTATCTCTTCACAAGCTCTTTGAGCGCTGGCGTTAATCTTATCTACTTGAAACTCTTCTAAGCGGCCATTGCGCTTTTTAACTTTTATATCCATGGACTAATTTACACAGGGGTTAAGGTGTATTCCTTAAAATTAAACAATAACTTTGATTTTGTGATAATAACAAAAGAGTTAGTGTATGGCAACACTAAACTTCTTAAAAGTTATTAACAATTTATAAACGGATTTACAATTTCGATTTAAATAGCTCATAATCACTGAGATACATTTTTTTTACAAGACTTTTAAAAGTTATTTTGGGTTTCCAGTTTAAATGTTTTTCAGCTAAAGAATAGTCGGCGCAAAGTTTGTGGACTTCTGCTGGCCTATAAAAATTTGAGTCTATTACAATAATTGGATTTTTTTTGTAAAAATATTTTTCGTTCTCAAATTCTCCTTCTCTTGTAAAATCAATGTTAGCGCAAGCTAAACATGTTTCTATAAAATTTCTAACTGAATTCATTTTTCCAGAACCTATGACGTATTCTAAAGGTTTGTCTTGGTTTAACATTAACCAGACAGATTTTATAACATCTTCTGCGTCAGACCAATCTCTTTTTGCATCTAGATTTCCAAGTCTAATTGGCTCAAAACTTTTGTTTTTTTCTATACAGTGTTTTATTCTAGCTATCCCGTGACTAATTTTTCTGGTCACAAAATCTAAACCCCTTCTTGGTCCTTCATGATTGAATAACCAGCCTTGTATGGCGTAAAGATTATAAGATTCTCTGTAAACTCTAACAATATGTCTTGCTGCGCATTTTGCAGCTCCATAAGGAGATTGGGGTCTAAGTGGGTGAGATTCACTTTGAGGTGTAGAAATTACGTCTCCAAATTCTTCAGAAGAACCTGCGTTATAAAAGCGGCATTGGGGGGCAAATCTCCTTATTGATTCAAGGATATGGAGAACTGCATCAGCATCTGTGTTCCAAGTTTGAATTGGATAATTCCAACTGCCAGCGACAAAAGATTGTGCTCCAAAATTTATAAAATAATCTGGTTGTATATCAATGATAACATCTCTTATACTATGAGCGTCATTCAAGTCCATATTAAGCAGCTTGAACCTAGGCTCATTTTCTAAATGCAAAATATTGTCATGATTTTTAACGCTAAGCCTGCGGGCAGTTCCGTATATTGTAAAATCACTTTCGCTAAGTATTTGCAGTAAATAATCTACCATGTGACTGCCGTCTTGACCTGTGACGCCTGTTATTATAATTTTTTTCATGAATTGTAAGACACAAGTGGCGCATCAAGGTAAATGCCCCTGTATTTATTAAATACTAAATCTTGACAAAATTTACCATCTTCTTTTCTGTAATAAAGTCTAGATTCATTAAATTTTAATGTTTTAAATATTTCTGTTTTTATCGTTATATGTGCATGATGAATGGATAGATTCTTATCTATATGTAAATTTGTACAAGCATGATTTATGCTGAAATTATGATATATGTCAATATTTAAAGATTTAAGCGTTTGAAATTTTGAGTTATTAGTTTGGTAATTATGAAGTAAAAAATCGTAACCTTGGATGTAATGTTTGCAAAATTCAATTTTTTGAGGATGAGGAATGTCGTCAACATCAAAAAACATAATATACTCCGCATCACTCATTAATGCTCCTGCGTTTCTGGCAGATGACTGCATCCACCTTTCTTCTTGATTTGTGATTTTTATTGGAACAGCATTGCCGCAAATTTTAAAATTTTGATATATTTCTAAAAATTGATTCTTAACGCCGCTTGAGGATATTATAATTTCGTCTGGTGATATTGTTTGTTTTTGGAATTCATTTAATAATCCATCAAGCAAATGAAAGTCTAAGTCGCAACACGTGATGCATAGAGATAAATTCATTTAACGTAAGAAATGAGAGCGTCTAGAACGGAAATAAATCTCTATAGTTTTATGGAGATTGTTTAGTTTAAAAAACTTGTTGTATATCTCATGCCCGTTTTTAATCATTACCCGCGCAACATTTTGAGGAGGTATCATATTAATGACACTATCTACAGAGGATTCACTAACAAAGATACAAGAGTCTTCCCAGTTTACATGGTTAGAGATTGGCATCTCTAACCCATCAGAGAATATCACAGGTATAGAGCCTAGCGCAAAAGAATCCCAAATTCTTATGGTTGATGGGCCTGTCCCACGAGGACATAACGAAAAAACGCACTCTGATAAAGATTTTGCATAATCGGTCTCCATTTGGGCGCGAGCTTCATCGCTTTTCTCAAAGTGCCATGCGCCTGTATCTATTAAGTTGAAATCAGGATGATTTTTGTAATGATTGAATATTTTTTTACGAGTTTCATGGGTGCAAGAGGCTCCATGAAAACAAAAAAGATTAGGACGATTAGAGAGGGGTATGGGTTTCGCTATAGGATCAAAGGGGGTGAAGTGAGGTATAGATATATAATTATCCCCTTTGGTAGCATGTGGAGTAAAAAGAAGACAATTCTCGGGCATCACCAAACGAATAACATCTATATGCTGACATATGAAAACTAAAGTTTTAGTTATAGGGTATCTCTCTCTGAGAGACTGTAAAAAACGATTAATTAATAAAATGTTTCTATTATTTTTGTTAATAAGATCGGCAAAGGGAAACTTCATAAAAAGATAGTCTTCTTTAATCTTAAGGTTTTCTTTTTCTAAGTTACCCCAAATAGTTTCTTCTGTGGAAACTAAGTCTTCACAATAATCAAAGCTTAATATTTCCTCTATAATCATTGGGCGTCCTGATCGTAACGAACAAATGTATACTCTTTGCCATTAGGGGTGTACTGCATCGTATATTCCAGTTCGTGAAGTTTTTTAAGGCAGTTAAGCGTGTCCTGCTCAGTAAAATGAGTGCAAAAATGATGGAACTCTATGCAGAGTTGAGGTACCTTTAGTTCTTTAGTATTTTCTATTATTTCATATTCCGCTCCCTCTATATCCATTTTTATTACCGCAGTATCTGGGTGTAAGAATAGGAGTTCATTTAGTGTTATAGTGTCACAAATGTGAAATTCATCGGAAGAGTTTTCGTTAGAGGATAAAATAGACTCAGATACATAGTCGGGGTTTTTTTGTTTAAAAATCTTTATATTTTTGTCCCCAGAGCCAATTAAAGCTTTTTTGATTAAATGAAAATTAGGAATGTCTTGGGACGCAATGAAATCATGGGATTTAGGAGTGGGGTCCACGCCGATGATAGAGCACGATTTAAGGTTAATCAGGTGTAGATCAAAGGTTATATCCTCTCCCACTCCCGCAGATATTATTGTAGAACGCTCAGGTATGAGATCGGGAGAAAGAAACCACCCTCCATAATCACTACCCATATAGTTAAAATTAATCATTGTATGTGATGTAAGATGAAAGTAAATTTTTGGAAGGTCCTTGAAATTGTAAACTATGGAATTTCACTTTTTTGTTATGGATTAGGTTATAACCATAAGGATGATTATTTTTCATTTTTATTTCCTTAACGCCTTCATTCATGCGATATTCGTTGTCTAAATGATTGGTGGAATTATTTATGCTATGGTCAAACGAAGAGTCTTTATGGGAAATACTCGTTAATATGGTGGCAGGAGAAATAAGCTGAGAAAAATGCCACAGGGCGGTCATGTCGCAGACCCCTCCAGCTAGGTTATTTTCTTTATGGTGAGTCCATTTGGGTTCAAGGAGAGTGGTGAATTTTGATTTATCTTCGTAGAGAGATAACAAAAATTCGCAGAAAGCCTCGATTTTATTAAGGTTCCAATAAGAAGCTTCACCCGTAGCCGCCCACCTAAAATCTGGTTGATTGTCAGGTATCGAAAGGCCTAAATCAGGTTTATTGAAATCGCTATAAGCTTCTTGAATGCATGAATAGATAAGATTGTCAGAGTCCGAATGAAACACAACATCTAGAGATTGGGCTTGCATGACATTTCGAAGGCATATCCATCTTATAAAACTTAGGATTTCGAAGTTAGGATTATTGGTGTTAAGATGTCGATATGAGTTGAGGAATCGCTGCACATCCTTATTGTGATCATTGTAATTAAAATGCACAACATTATCTACAGATCCTAGACGCGCATTAGAATCATCTCCAATTAAAATCGTTGGGTTTATGTGAGAAGACTGTTTTATTACATGCTCAAGGTAGGGCGCAAAGCCTAAATGGAAAAAGATAACTTTCATGTTAGTAAGTTAAATATAAAGTGCTTAACGGATTTCAATAGATTGATTTTATTCTCTAAGCCCACAGTGTAGTTTGCATGATGGACTAGCATAGTGGCTTTGCGATTTACCTCTATGTTAAAATACTCCTCGCCGTTGTAAATACGCCATTGATTGTCCATAGCCACAGTATAAAACTTAGACGATAAAGATTTGTAAGATATGCCTGAGGCGGGAAGCAGTTTATTCATTGCGTCTTGGTCTTCTAAAAATTCCTCTAGACGCTCTTCAATTTCTTCAAACAAAGACACAACCTTATCTGTACATCTCGTTATAAAAAACCCCGCGCATAGTCGTGTGCCGTCACTTTGAAAGGCCATATCTTTATCTCCTAGTTCTTTAATTAAAGTGGATTGAATGCTGCCATTTTTAGGGAAAAATTGAATATCACAGTCTCCGTGAACTATCATCCCTCCTTGATTTTCTTTTAAACCATTAATAATCACAGCAAGCTTCCGACGCATAGTATTGTTCCATCCATCTTCGCAGTAAGCTCCACTGGGACACTCTTGGTCGAACTCTTCAGCTATCAGAGAAAATTCGTTGTGTGGGAAATTAGGAAGAAAGAAATCTTCATAAAGGCATTTATGACTAGGTGTATAAAAAGTGTAAAATTTCATTTATCAATAAGTTAACTGTATTTTTAGACATTTATCATACTGTTTATATTTCTTATTATTCTTCTTGCATTACCTGTATGAGTAGTCCCGTATTCTTTATATTTATCTCTAACCTCTTTTTCTTCGATCATTTTCCAAGAATGATTATTTGGATCAGTTGAAACCCCTGTAGGGTTATCATAATAGACACCAAGAACGTCGTTTATCTTTTTCATTTTTGCTCCATTAGCGCCGCACCTTAGCCAAAATTCGTTGTCTGCAGCCGACTTGTAAGACTCATTAAAAAAACCGAATTTGTCATGTAAGGATTTCCTGTAAACAGGGGATTGGTGTGGAGGGTTGCAGTCTATTATATTTGCCATTGAGAAATCAGGAAAGTTGTACCTGAAAGCACTTTCTTTTAAAGCTACATCGTAACTGCAATTAATAGAGTTTGTTATAAGACTATCTGCGTAAACTAAATCAATATCTTTGTTTTGATCAAGATATGAGTGTTGAATTTCTAAAGCGTCTTTTCTTTTTGAATCGTCTAGATTTGCATTATTGAGCATTTCTCCAGAAGATTGTTGTATCGCTATATTCCAGCATGCATAGAGGCCTGGATCGCTGTCTAGTCTCAAATATTTAATATTTGAGTATTTGTCTTGGTAATTTTTTATTATTGTCGATTCTTGGTCTGGTGAGTTTGCGTCGATTAATATCAACTCGCATTCATCAAAAATAGTTTGATTCGTTATATCATTCAGATAGTGGTCTATGTATTTGCCACCTTTAAATATTGAGCAAAAAATGCTTACTTTAATTTTTTTACTTGACATACTGGATTTATTTATGTATAATTGTATTCCTCAAACTTGTTTGAGGATATCTCTTACGTATTCTTATATTATTATCTAACGTTAATCTTAATAATAATGTTGACATTACTTATGATATTATGTTAACATAGTCTCTTTTCAACAAATAATACATGAATCAATTTAATCATTTAATAGGAGAGGATATATCTGAAATGTCAGATATGGATCTGATAAACGGAATAAAGCGGCAAGGAAATTCAGGCGAATGTCTTTCTGAGTTAGTTTCTAGGCATAGTGGAATCTTTTTAAGCATGGTAAACAATTATACTCCGCCTTTAGTTTCTCCATACAAATCTCACAAAAACGAACTTATAGATGATAAGTGCTATTATATTTATCAAGCCGCGCTTAAATATGACGATACAAAAAATACTAAATTTTCAACTTACTTAGGTAACGAAACCAGATGGATGTGTTTAAATTTATTTAACAGAGATAAAAAAAGGAAAGTTACTGATATTGATCTAACTGACACTAGCGCAAAGCAAATCCCTGAAGACAAAGACGTAAATCAAGAACACTCAAAAAGAGATTTCCTTGACATAATTTTTAAAATGATAGAGAAGGACCCCGACTCAAGAATATCAAAAATTTTTAAAATGAGGTATAAAGACTCAGATACAAACAAAGTGACACCGTGGAAAAAGATAGGTGAAGAATTACAATTAAGTATTCAAGGATGTATAAACATTCACGATAAGACAATAGACAAAATCAAAAAGGAGTTAACAGCAGATATATGATAAATAAATTTATAGGAATAGGTAATCTTACGAAAGATCCAGAAAGTAAAAAATTAGGAGAATATTTTAAATGTGGATTCTCAATAGCTATAAACTCAACCAAGGATGAAGTTATTTTCCTTGATATAGAATCGTGGGGAAAAACAGCTGAAAATTGTCAGAAGTTTATAAAAAAAGGTTCTCAAGTTTATATCGAAGGCAAAATAAAAATAAGTAAATGGGAAGATAAAAGTGGCAACAAAAAACAAAAATACTACATAAACGCTGACCTTGTAAGATTTCTTCAAAAAGATAAAAAGGAACATGACTCTTCTCCAAGAGAACCAGAGCCAGCACAAAGCGTAAAAGAAATCGTAAACGAAGAAGAAATGCCATTTTAATGAATAAAATTAACTACAATGGCCCCATCAATCCTTTAAGTTTTGGGAATGTATCTTACAATTTTTTAAAACATCTTTATAGAAAAGAGATTGAGGTTTGTTATTTTCCAATAGGAAATAATCTAGACTTCTCAGCTTTTGATAAAGCTGAAGACGATTTTAAAAAATGGGTTTACAGTAGCTATGAAAATCGTTATAAGAACTTATCATCTGATTCTCCCTCGCTAAGGATGTGGCACATCAACGGTTCTGATATAAGATATGGTAAGCGTCAATTTTTATATACTTTTTACGAATGCGACCAACCGACATTAATTGAAAAAAACCTTTGCAACTATCAGGATAAAACAATCTTTAGCAGTTCTCATGCTAAAAAAATATTCAAAGAAAACGGTTGTGATAATTCAGAATACATACCAATAGGTTTCGATGAAGATTTTCACGAAACAGGTAAAACATATCTAGAAGATAAAGTTAGTTTTGGTATAGTTGGAAAATTTGAAAAAAGAAAGCATACAGCAAGAATACTAAAATTATGGGCTGATAAGTATGGAGATAATGATAAGTATCAATTAACTTGCTCCATAACAAATCCTTTTTTTAAGAAAGAGCAGCAAAATTCTTTAATACTAAAAGCGTTAGAAGGTAAAATGTATAAAAATATTAACCTACTCCCATTCGTCAAAACTAATACTGAAATGAATGAAGTCTATAATGCTATAGATATAAACCTAAGCGGCCTCAGTGGTGCAGAAGGATGGAATCTTCCAGCCTTTAACTCTACCTGCTTAGGTAAGTGGAGTATTGTTTTAAATTCAACTTCTCATAAAGATTGGGCTAATAACGAAAACTCAATACTCATAAATCCCAGCGATCAAGAAGATATATATGATAAAATTTTCTTTACAGAAGGCGAGGATTACAACCAAGGCACAATGTCAACTTTTACAGACGATCAGTTTTACGAAGCTTGTGAACTAGCGGAAAAAAAGAATAAACAAAAAAATAAAAAAGGGGTAGAATTAATAAAACAATTTAATTACAATAAAACCATTGATAAAATATTACAATTAATGCAATCATGAATATTATAAAAGAAAATAACACAGTATTACTTTGTTGCGGTAAAGGACGTTGTCCTGCAATTAAAAAATCAGAAGATCACGAAGGTATGTATGAATTAACAGATGATCTTGACAACAAAGTTATATTAGAAAAAAGTAATTTACTAGCAATTAGTGAAGCTATAAAATCTTTAGATGATGATTGAGGTCATATCTTGCATTGGCTTAATGTGGATTTTAAAACACGGGTCAATATTGGATGCACCAAGAAAGTTTTTAACTTTTCATTCTAAAATACTATCCGAGCTTTTTAAATGCAGTCTCTGCTTAGGGTTTTGGAGCGGTTTAATTATTGGGCTTTGTTCTTATTTTTTTATTCAAAAATCTAATGAGCTTTTTCTTTTACCGCTTGCTTCTTCAGCTCTTTGTTGGTTTTTTGATTCGCTTCTTGATTTAATTCAGTTATCTTCCTGTCGCTTAGATAAAAAGTAATTGACATTCCATGTGCTGCGTTGTATAATCTTGCATTATGCCAATATATATATTTAGCAATCCAGAAACAAAAGAACTAAAAGAGATTTTTTTTCATATGGATGATGAGAAGAAATACATTGATGATCAAGGTTTAGAGTGGGATAGAGAACTATCCTCCCCGCAGCTCAACACTCAAGGCTCCATAGATCCCTGGAGCAACAATGATTTTGTTAACAAAACTGCCGACATGAAAGGTACTGTCGGAGACTTACTTGATAAAAGTTCCGAACTTTCAAATCAAAGGGCTCAAGAAAATGGCGGAGTAGATCCATTAAAGAAAAAATACTATGAAAACTATTCTAAAAAAAGAAAAGGCGCCAAGCATTTAGATCAAATAAAAAAGACTTACGAAAATAAAAACGTAAAAATAGAATTCGATTAATATGAGTATACAAATCTATAAACCAAACAAAGATAACACAGGTTTCGGTTTTTCTTTTAGCTTAGGTAAAGATAAAAAAAGCAATGAGCCTGTTATGTTCGTCAATGCAATAGCTCAGTATTCCTGGAATGATGGAGTTGGTTCATTTCAAAAAAATTCTGAAAATCCAGATAAAAATATATCTGTAAAATTCAATGAATTTGAATGTGGCGCAATTATATCATGCATAAAAGACAGGTACGAATGGAATACTTTCCATCAAAGCAAAGATAATAAAACCACAATTAGATTGACTCCTTGGGATAAACCTGTCACTATTCAAAAGTTTAATCCACAAACAAAAGGTTACGAATCCACTAAACAAAAAGTTCCAGCTTTCGGTATGACAATGACCAAGAACGGAAATCAAACTTTTAAAATTTCTTTGGATCCAGGTGAGTGCGAATGCATCGTTAGATTTTTAGAGTTATTGCTCGCTAAATTATATTCTCATAGAATAACTAAGAACAGTAAATATATCGAACCTTTTGATGGGTAAAAAGAAGAAAATATTATTTCATAGTAACCATAGTAAAGCTTTCACTGGTTTTGGAAAAAACTGTAAAAACGTATTAACTTATTTATACAAGACAGGGAAATACGAAATAATAGAAGCTGCAAATGGATTTACTAAAAGCAACCCTGCTTTAAAAAAGATGCCATGGAAGTGTGTTGGTACTTTGCCAGATAATCAAGCTAGACTTGCTCAATTAAATAAAGACCCAAACTTAGCTAGGGCCGCTTCTTATGGTGGAGAAACTATTGATTCTTTAATTAAAGAATTTCAACCTGATATTTACGTAGGCGCAGAAGATATTTGGGGATTTAATAGATACTGGGATAAAAAATGGTGGAATAAAATAAACTGTATGGTTTGGACCACCCTAGATTCAGAACCTATACTACCCCTAGCTATCGAGGCAGCTGGCTATGTTAAGAATTACTTCTGCTGGGCTAGTTTTGCTGAAAGAGAAATGCATAGGCTTGGTCACAAACATATTAAAACATTAAGGGGTATTGTTGATAGTAAGCACTTTTTTAAATTAAATAAAGAAAAGAAAGAGTCTTTGAGAAAAAAATATAGGATTGATTCTAATAGCTTTATAATAGGTTTTGTTTTTAGAAATCAATTAAGAAAAAGTGTTCCCAATCTACTTGATGGCTTTAAACAATTTTGTGAAAATAACCCTGAATCTAATGCTAAGTTATTACTTCATACTAGTTGGGCTGAGGGCTGGGATATACCAAGACTAATAAAAGAGAAAAAAATAGATAATCTAAGAGTACTAACTACTTATTTTTGTAAAGAATGTAAAAGTTATGACATTAGGCCTTTCTCTGGACAGGAGCAAGATTGTAGATTTTGTAAAACTAAAAAATCTCAAAATACAATTACTGCTGCGCATGGAGTTTCTGAAAAACAATTGAATGAAATTTATAATCTAATGGATGTATATTGCCACCCATTTACATCTGGCGGTCAGGAAATACCAATACAAGAGGCTAAATTAACAGAATTAATTACATTGGTTACAGATTATAGTTGCGGAGAAGATCATTGTACAGAAGAGAGCGGAGGACTTCCTTTGTCTTGGTCTGAATACAGAGAGCCAGGAACTCAATTTATAAAAGCTAGTACATCACCATCAAGTATAACAAAACAACTTGAAGAGGTTTACAAAATGGATCTTTCTAAAAAGATAAAAAAGGGTAAAACTTCTAGGCAATTTGTTATAGACAATTACTCAACGAAGGTTATAGGTGGCCAGCTTGAATCTATATTCGACAATATGCCCAATATTGATTGGGATTTCGATTTTAAAGAAAAACCAAGAAATCCAGATTACGAGCCTAACGAAAATTTAAGTGATTCAGATTGGCTTGTAGAAATATATTTAAATATTTTAAACATGGAAGTTGACCCTTCTTCTGACAAAGGGCATAAATATTGGATGAATAAAATAAAAGAGAAATTTCCTAGAGATAAAATATTAAATTATTTTAAAGAAGTCGCCTCTAAAGAAAACGAACAAATCTTCAATAAAAAAACTATAGAAGATTATTTAGATGGAGATTCTCCTGATAATAGAATTGCTGTAGTTATGCCTGGTAGCGCTGGTGATGTGTTAATGGTAAATTCTTTAATAGATAATTTAAAATCTTTATACCCTAACAAAGATATATATTTTATTACTAAACCTATATTTTACCCTTTAATAGAAGATAATATAAATATTCACAGACTAATACCTTATGACGAAAGTTATGATAGTTTATTAACACTAGAAGGCTCAAGCTCGCATAAGGGGTATTTTAGTATAGCTTACCTACCTCATATAGGAACGCAAAAGATTTTAAATTATGTACATAACGGGGAAGATAAAATGCAAATTGAATTATATGAAAATTGAAACACCAATATCAGTAGGCGAACTTTTAGATAAGATATCTATACTCAAGATTAAATCTTTTAAAATAAAAGATGAAAAAAAACTTAAAAATATAAAACTTGAATTAGAATATTTAAACTATATTGCAAGAGAAAAATTAAGTGAATACAAAAATTTTGAGAAAAGAAGCGAAGAGCTTTATCAAGTTAACGCCTCCCTCTGGAACATAGAAGATCAAATAAGGGTTGCAGAAAAAAGAAAAGATTTTGATAGCGAATTCATTTTTTTAGCCAGATCTGTATATATAACAAACGACAAAAGGTTTGATATAAAAAATAAAATTAACGAAGAGTGTGGCTCTGAATTAAAAGAAGAAAAATCTTACGAAAAATATTCATGAGTCACCTTATTGAAGAGTATGCAAAATCTTTAGGAGTAAAAATTGGCGAACCTACCTTAGACCCTCATTTTTTTCCAATATTAAAAGAAAAATATATAACCTTTCATACCAACAATGAGAAAGTTAAAGCCAAACATTATGATCATTGGCCCATTGTTTATGGATTAATATCTGATTATTTAAAACAGAATAATATATCAATCATACAAGTTGGTGGTCCCGACGATCCTCAAACCTCTTTTTGTGACCAAGATACTAGGGGCGCTTCATTTAAGCAAATGTCTTATATTATCAAAAGCGCAATACTTCATCTTGGTATAGATAGTTTACCTATGCATATAGCCAGTGCTTACGATAAAAAAATTGTTTCTTTGTTTTCTAATCTTTACATTAATAACGCTTCTCCTATATGGAATAAAAATAGTGAAGTAAAACTTTTTGCGCCAGATTTTACAGATCAAAAACCGTCTTTTAGATTTGATGAAAGTAAAAAAAGAGTAAATGAAATAAGCCCAGAAGAAGTAGCAAAAGCTGTTTTAGATTTACTTGATATAAAAAACGATTTATCAGACATAGAAACCTTAAGTATAGGTTATCATTATCAAAATATAATAACCGAAATAATTCCAGATTTTATTCCAAATGATAGTGATTTTCAAGGAAAACTTATTAACTTAAGATGTGACTACGACGTTATGGAAGAGTCTCTTGTTAAGTGGTTAACAAGAAAAACTAACTTAATGATTAACAAGCCCATTGATATAAATACAATAAATTTTTTCAAAGATAATATAGCGGGCTTAACAATATTTTTAGGAGAACATGAGTTTCACGAAGAATACTTTGAAAACTTAAATAAACTAAATATAAATTTTAACTTAATCTCTAGGCATAAAGATAAACTTCCTGACTTACGCTTGAAGTTTTTTGATTACACGGTTGAAGAATACGTCGATTATCTAAAAAAAGATCTTGACTTTACTTCAGAATTATGCAATGATACATATTATCACAGTAATAAAACCTTAATTTCAAAAAACAAAAAATACAGTAGTAAAGCAGCGTGGAAGCAAGGAATAGAAAAAACCCAAGAACATCAAAAGATCATTGACACTAAAGATTTTTGGGAAGAATTCCAACATTTAAACATATATAATTATGCCAAGAACAAAAAGCTCAGATACTAAACGTAAATCAGGACCATCTATATTTTCAAGAGACAGTGATGGTTTATTAATTAATACTGACTACGAATTTAATGAAGATGGCTCTATAAATTGGAGAGCTATGGTTAAAGAAGATCACTTATTTCCCAATAAATTGTGGTTTCAAAACAGAGGAAAAGATACACCAAGGTCTACTGAAGGTTTAGCAGACCATCAACTCCTTATTAAACTTGGAGGAATAAAAGAGCTTGCTAAGCTAAGAGGTTTTTCTAAGTTATCTTATGAAGTAGTAAAATGTGAAGAAGAACATGTTGCGGTTATTTGCACAATGACCTTTCTTCCAAACTACGAAACATTTGGCGAACCTGTAACTTTTCAAGACATGGCTAATGCCACTCTTAATAATACAAGTAGTTTTGCAACTAAATTTTTAGAGACTATAGCTTGCAATAGAGCTTTTGTAAGATGCGTCAGAAATTTTCTGCAAGTTCATATTGTAGGAGATGATGAAATAGATAAGTCTGATGGCCCAAGTAAGGTAACTCCTAAATATAAAAGTACTTCTCCAGCAAATCCTCTAAGCCCAACCTCTTCCCTTCAAAACAAAGCTTTAGAAGTTTTAGGCTGCGAATCTTTTGCCGACTTTAAATCAAACCATATTAAAGTTTGGTGGCAAGAAAAAATAGAAGGAATATATTCTAATGATTCTATTAAAAAAGCAGAAGATTGGTCTGATGTGGATGCTAAAGATGCCAGAATAATGCTTGGCTTAATTAATTAAGTATTTTCATAAGTACTACCGCTTGTAAAAACCACAGGATGTTCTGGGTTTCTAATTGATATATCTTTTTCAATATTATCAAATTTATCTATATCGTACTCTAGCGCTTGTATATTAAATAAACCATTAGATTCTTCAGTTATATTAATAACTTTATATTGTTTTGGTTTAGCGAAATTCACAGAATCATTTAAGATAAATGTAGTTCCTTGAGAGTCCGCTATTTTTTCCAAAGAATCATTTGATATTTTTTCTAATATATAACCATATCTTTGGCTTAGTTTTTCATGTTTCCATTTCCCGTGCTCATCTTCATTTTCCGATCCGTTTATAGTTATGAATCTATGACCACTTAATCCTTCTGTGTGGTCTCCTGCTAAAAATGAATCACTAAAAGGATCGTCAACTATAAAATTTTCTTCTTGGTTGTCTGTTTCTAAAACTGTGGAAAACTTAGGGTAATCTTTAGCCCAATTAAAATACTGTATCCCATCATTACAATCTGGAGAGTTTTCCCAAACTAATTTTTCAGGAGGTGGTTCTTCTCTATTGTATCCCCCAAGCCAAGCTATTTGATCTTTTGGAAGAACTATTTCAGACAACAGCTGAGATGATTCATCAGTTATCTGCGCAACTCTTCCACCTTTTTCTCTTGCGTCTAAAATCGCTTCGTACCAAGTAAAATTTCCTTCTACAAAAGTAAATAAATCATTATATAATTTTAAAGTTTTTCCATCATTGTCTATATCAAAAACTTGATACGTGCCAAATTGCTTAAACCTCATATTATCAATATCTTCATCCGTTACGTTTTCAGCTGAATCTAATGATGCTATTGTTTCGTTTCCAGACGGCTGATATATTTCAATATTTTTCCATGTTAATTTATTAAAAGGCTCAATAATTGTGTGCATAGGATGGTCAATCGTAACTTCTGCCATCATACCTCTTGAATCAACTTGTATATCTACTATATGCCCAGCAAATCTACCCACGGTTCTTTTATTATCGAGCACATCAATAACATCTCCAGGCTTTAAATAAGAACCTATCATGCTTGTTTGGAAAGATAGAATTTCTGTTTCCATATTTGCAGATTTGACCAAGAATTCTGTTGCTCTTTTTGCTTGCGCCTGAGAAGTTATGCCAAACCCATCTATAGTTTGTTCTATCATGTTGTTTTCATGGACGGCTTCTCGATCCTCTGCCCTCTCCATTTTAGGGCGATACATATTATATCTGTCCGTGTATCTTATATTACAAGCGTTTGTTCTTGATGATTTTGGAGTGCTTGAATAAGCAAACCCTGCCTCAGAAATATTGTTGTTTGAAAAAAGCATAACAGCCTCTTTCTTTTCGTCTTGAAAGAAATTAATGGCGCCTCCAGACCAATAGGAATAAGCTCTAAAAATTAATGCAAATTCATTTATTAATTTAAAAGCATTTTGTTTATCCATTATGTATGCATTTAAAGTATATCTTGGTTCTACGAGTGGATAATCTATTTCTACTGCACACTTAAACTGATCGTTTTTAGGTTCAACACTTAATGATATTGTGTTTTGATTTCTATCTATTGATGAAATTGTTATTGATTCATATGTTCCGTCATCGTAAAATATTGCTAATTTTTTTCCAGTATAATTAAATTCTTTTAGGAACTCTGGGGTAGATAGGTTACTAATTTCAGCAAATGTTCTTTTTTTGTATTTAGGGCTATATCCAGTTGGCACCATTTGGTCGCAATATTTTGCTATTTTATATAAAGTCCACCTATCAATATTTTCTTCTTTTATACCAAACCTACCCACTCCAAATCTTTTATTAGATATTAGATCATATAAACACCAGGCTGGATTATCCGTCCATTCAGGCTCAGGCTTAAACTCTCCATTCCAGTTACCAGTGTACCTTCTGCTTTCACTGTCATAATTGGATGGTACTTGGACAATTTTCATTCTTAAATGATATGTTCTTTTTGGTATAGTTGAAACATCTTTGGCATTTACTCTTGTTCCAATTAAAACTGAATTAGGATAATTTAATTTAACTGGAGTAATTTCTGTTATGGAAGCTAATGCAAATTTTTCTCTATATCTGGCTGCTTGCTCCCCTTCTTTTACTGCGTTTCTCTCTCTGTTTAATTTATAAACTTTTATGACCCTATCTCTTTGGTCTGGATTTGGGGGAAAGTATATTTTAATATCTTTTCTATAAGAAGAATTTGCAATTCCATAAAAATAGACATCTGTACTATATAATTCTTCGCCCTCATTTCCGTATTTTATTCTAAATCTAGCTTTGTTGGGCCAAAACTCTCCTGAGTTTTCTATTTTTGTTCCTATTTTAAATCTATGATTTCCTAATACAAAAGATAATATTATCCCCATTACCCCAACTAAAACACCGCTGGCTACCCCATCTTTTACTTCTTGAGCGGCATGTCCACCTGCATGACCCGAAAGCAAACCTAGCGCGGCTACTCCAGCTGGCCCAATACTCAAAGAGGTGGCGGCTTGAGCTCCCGTCATAATGCCAGAATACGCTGCTGAGTAGCTTATTGTTGATATAGATTTATATATATGATATGCCGATAATCCTGCTAGCAAAAAAGTCCAAAGCTTACCTATCTTATATTCGACATTTATTTCATCTCCTTCGTATACATACATTAATTCATCTATTTGTAAGCTTACGTAGGCTTCCTCTACTAATGGATTAATTACACGATGGGACTCATAATTTTCTTCTTGTAATTTTCTTGCCACTAAATTATTTAAATCAGAACCCTGTAACTCTCTAAAAACACCTTCAAGATCTGAAGGTTTGGTTAATTGCTTTTGTTCCCATAAAGTTGGTTCCTGACTAGGGCTTATATCGACAGGACTAACAATTTCAGCTGGAACGCTGACTGTCACTGTATTAGCTATATCAGGAGAAAGTGAACCATCAGCTTCGTTTACTTTTTGAGGTATAAATTCAATTTCGCTTCCAAATTCGTTAGAAAAATCACTCATCATATACACAGGGTCTCTGGCATAATCAATATATTCTTGATCACTTTCATCTACCATAGATATACCTGTGGCAAAACTATTTATAGAGTCGCCAGGTGTCATTTGTGTTCCTGTTATAAGAAATATACCAGCATTTGTGTTTGGCCCACCCCTCAATGCATTATCCATTATGACCGAACCTTGTTTATTACTATAATCAATAGTTCTACTATATGTCCCGAGAAATTTATCTGCATCAGGCCCCATTTTGTAGTAACCCATAGTTCCATTATATCTTGAAGACCTAACAGTTTCTCCCTGATTATAAGTATTAAAATTATTTCCATCATGAGTAACATGCTCGCCTGAAAATATCTTGTATTCGTCTATAAGTTCAGTTGCTTCATAAAAAGTTGAGTTAGGAGGTTCTCCTACATAAACAAAAGATCCAGACTGATAATCTCCACTTTTAGAGAATTCTTCATCAGTGCTTTGCATAACCTGATAGGTGATTGTTTTGTCATTTTCTTCGTAGGTCACCATTTCTCCTTGTGCATAAGTTACTCCTTGCTCAAAAGGGTTTGATGGTAAAGCATAAGAGTATTCAGCGAAGTTAACGGTTCTTGGTCCGTACAATACTGTTCCAATTTCTTTAGTGTTTGCTGTAAATAAATATTGATCTTCTAATAATTCTTGATCTTCTGACCCAAAAGACATATCTATGTCAAATTCATTTATGTTATATGCGTCAAATCCGCCGTCTGCAGTTTCAAAGTTTATTTCTTTTACTGGGATATTATCAAGAAAAACACCCTGAAGGTAATCGTTATCAGGCTCTCTTGTTGGGGCAGGAGTAGCTGCAGAACTTAAAGATTCTGTCGATTGATTTGGGTCATTTAATTTAAATTCTCTGTCAAATTCCAGTTTCTTTCCGTTTTTATCAGAGAATCCATCTATTTCTCCTTCTGAAATTAAATCTATTGATTTAGATATGGATGTTGATTCTAGTTTATACCATCCGACTCCTTCTGACTTGTTTCCATTTCTATATCTTTGTCCTACTTGAACTGGGAAAGCTCCATTTTCTTCATTTTTATTTTCGTTGTTTCCTTTTAAGTATGGCAAACTATCTTGGCTAAATATTATTGGATAAAATATTTTTTCTTTTAATTGGTCGTTCTCTTTAATTGGATCACTCTGTAAACAAACAAAAGAAGATATTATTGCGTCTCTTTCTGTTATAGCATACCTCTGGTTTTCAATTAATTTTGCTTCAGCGTACCAGTTTCCAGTGTCTTCATTAAAAGACCCAAGAAACGCTTTGTTAACCCCTTTTGCAAAATTATAAAAATAATAATAATAACCCCCAATAGAGTTACCTTTTTTTTCCATTCTTACGGTTCTACCTGTTTGCGAATCGACACTTTCGAAACCACCGTAAAGGCCGTCTATTGTGCCAAATTCTGTGGCATCCGCAAGTCTTGCTATATATTGAAAAGCAGGATCTACCATCTTGTACCTACTCTCTCCATCAAATACGCTTCTAGCAAAACTTGAAACTAATGGTCCAAGATCAACAAAATAGTGAGGGCTATAAGAGGGTATTAAACTATATAACCCATTACTAAAACTAAAAATTCTCTGAGTTTCTGAATTGTAGTCGTAATTTATATTACAAGAAGATATTACATTACTGCCCACAATCATTTTTCCATAGCCAACAGGAATTGTGGCGCCTTGATTAAATTTGTTTTCAGTGCCATTATATAAGTAAGATTTAGTTTGAACCTTTAATACAGATTCATCTCTTTCCATGGCTTCCGCCATTTTTTTACTAATATACATTGATGCCGCCGTAGTTGCAGCCATAACAAGTAAACTTGTAATAAAACCTCCAGACCCTTGAGGCACAGGAAAAACATGCAAATCTTTTTCTGTTAACAAATTACATTCTTCTGCAGTAGCAAAACTTTTGGAGTTTGATTTTTTTATTCCATAGCATATTCCTTCTTGCTGTTTCTTGAACAAATATCTTTCGATTTCAGGTTCGTTTGCAAACAAAGCGTTCACAGCTTCTCCTGGAGTAAATACATTAAGCTCCCACTTTTTACCAAAGCGTTTGCCTAACTCTCCATGTAAATATACATTTTTCATCCTTGTTCCTGTGTTATATTTACACTAATTGAGGGTGCCTGTACACTCCTTTGATTTTTTTTTGCCACCTTTTATCTAAAAGAGTTTTTTGAGATATGCTGTTTCCACATTGATGAATAAAATAATCATCTCCCTGATACACACCCACGTGTTTTCTTCCTTCTTTTTTTATTTTAAAAATAATTATGTCGTGTTTTTTTAATTCGTTTTTTTCTTTATAAATAAAGTTTGAATGCATCACATTTTCTAAAATTCTATTAGATTCTTTGTCGCATTCAGGCAGCCAATAATTATAATGATATCTTGTTATATTAATATTTAATTCTTTAATAAAATAATCCTTAAGCAGGCAAGTACATTCGTAGAAACCTTTAATATATGGTCTTTTTAATAAATTATCGGGTTCAAAAGAATAAGGAAAATGCAAGAAAAATTTGTCAGTAAAAATACTGTATATAAAAAAAGGAATACCAAGCTCTTGAGATATATTTAAATCGTGTAGAGAAGGGTTCTCATTTCCTTCAGGGTGAGAATGATATATTCCTAGTATTTTTTTGTTGAGTTTTTTTTCTAAGAAGGTTTTTGGAGATATTGAAAATGAAAGTTTTTTATTTGGATTCTCATTCTTTACTCTTTCTACTGATATTGTATTGTCTGGGTTTAATATAATAAAACCACAAATTTCTTCTTCGGGCTTTTCTAAAGCATGCGCTTTTACTTGCTCATGAAAATTATTTAAACTCATACGGATCTATTCCAGGGAAACCTCCATAAGGAAGCCCGTTACCGCTTTCCGTCCAAATAACAGGGTCTCCAGGTTTGTTTTTTGCATTCATCCTTAAGCATCCTCCTGCCCCAGTGGCTTCTGGAGAAAATCTTAGCCTGCAACCGCAGAGAGTTTTGTCGCAATCATCTAGTCTCCAGTTTTCAGTATCTCTAATTGGGTTAGATCTTATATTGTCATTAAGGCATACGTAAATATTTACTGGGTAAATTTCTCTATCGCTGTCTAATGGTTCTACTTTTACAACATCTCCTTTGTTGTATACTTGATTTCTTGTCCAGTCCCCTGTTTCCGCTCCTCCAAAATCTCCGTTTGGTTGCTCGATATAAACTTCCTCGCCGACCATTTGACCAGTATATCCACTAGGCACGAATCTTTTATTCTTTTGATCAGATATAGGCTTGCCTTTATAGCCGCACCCTATTTCACTTCTGTATTGCCAGCCACAATAATTAGAATACATTGTGCGCGCAGGTATATTTGCGTTTTGTAATTCCAATAACGATACTAATTCGAATTCTACAACATTATCGTCTTCTTTTGTTTTTTGATTAACATAGAAAACATCTTCAACAAATGAGCTATCTGGATCAGGGTCAGCATGAGGATTAACATTGTTAGGGAAATTTACATCATCTATATATCTTACAAAGGTTTTAATTCTGGTAACCTTATAATTTATAAAGTCTTTAAAAACTCCAAGCCTCATTGATATGTTGCCGTTTTGATTTGAGAAAGTTAATTTTGGACGAGGCAATTTTCCATCTCCATGCATTTCAAAGCCTTCAACTTTTATGGGGTAATAATTATATTCTTTTTCGTTGAAAATTATTGGATTATTATATCCATTTTCTCCCGCATGAAATCTATATTCTCCTTGATCCTTGAGGTCTACAACATAAAGAAGGACAACGGTTGACGGTTCTGTTGCGAATATTTCTTTATTTATTTTTGATGTGTTTTTCATTTTAAGATTCTAAGATTTTTTCGTTTTGAAAATCACCTTCATCGCATAAAAACATTTCTATACTCCCAGGTGGATTTATTTCTCTTAAAAATAAAGATTGATTTGTCATCAAATCAATTGATTCAATTGGTTGATTTTTTACTTTTAAAACTATGTAAATGTTTCCATTATAATTAACTTCTTCGTAATCTTCTGTTGAAAAATCAGTTCGATATGATGTAAAATCATTTATGTTTACTACGTGATCAAATCCTACGTTGTATAAATTTGTTTTAGTATTATCGACATTATTTTTTTGTAGACCAGATACATGCAGGAAAACCCCACGCAAAGTACCACTTATCCCGTAATCACCATAAACATCAAACCAAGAATTTTGATCAAAATATTCAGCGTATTCTTTTAAAGCTCCACTTATGCCGCTAAAATAGTTTTCAGCGCTAGGATCTTGTTTTGGATTCGTATATTGTAATGTATGTTTTTTTCTCAAAAAGAATTCATTTTGAAAAGTAGGGGGCTCGTAATTTTCTAATGATGATTGGTTAAACTCTTGGTCGAAATTACTTTTATTCTCTAGCCATTCCAAGTCATGTTCTACGTTGGGGCATAATAATTCACCTGTAAGTATAAAGCTTGCATCACATGGGGCCTTATTGCAGTTTATTATAGGAAACCCTGGGAGCATTCTAACTTCTGCGCCAAATTTATCACCAGTTCTATTTTCTGGGGTTCCTGCATTTCCGTGTTTTATTTCTTCATAGAGGGGGTGAAAGTATGTATTCACTTTTATTTTTTCCCTTGGATTAATAGTGAAAGGTAATTGGTTTACATTTCCAGACGAGTAAACTTCTATTCCAGTATAATCTGGGAATTGAAACAAAGAAAACCTGACAGGTTCAGACACCTTCATTCCTGTAACTGTGATAGGCAAAGTGCAAGAGTTAATCATCGTAAAGCTTCCAGAAGCAGCAACTCCTTGCTCGCAAGCGTTTCGACAATCTATTTCAAAACTGGCGCTAGACTCAACTTCCAACAGCAACCCATTTTCGGTCTTAGTCTGAAGTAGTATGGGTTCACTTTCTACTTCTAAAAACCTAGGATTTTCTTTTATATTAGTCTCACTAAACGTGATATCATAATCATCTGGATTAATAAAACTCATCTATTTGAAATTCCGTACCTTACTATATTAGTTGTATCAGGCTGTGTTTCGCCTTCTTCTACTGGCCCTATTTGGTTATTTTTATTTGGCGTTTCGCTTCCTGGAATTAGATTTCCACTTCCATCTTTGCATGAAGTTCGTACCCATCTTCCATTTTCATATTTATAGCAATAATCGTCAGGTATATTTTTCAACTCTCCATCATCATCTCTCCCTAATCTTGAATTATTATTGCCAGGTGTACAATCAATTGTTATCTTCCCTTTTGGCCAACCATGCATATCAGTTGTTGAAAAAAGTGATATTTTATCAAAATGTGTTTTTGAATTTATTCCATATTTTTTCCAAAAATTACTTATTGTATTTCCATCTTCGTCTTCGTATTCTCCTTCGTATGTTGCTTCTCCATTTCCCCAGGAAGGTCTGAACCCCCATTTTGCATTATTTAAAATAAAAGGCCCAATGCAATCAAATTCAATTATATTTTCGTCATCTTGGTTAAAAATCATGACTCTTGTTGTGGTGTCAACTACTATTGAGTCAAAAGTTCTTTCCATTGCATTTGGAGCTAAGTCTGATAAATTTTTCTTTACTACTCCGTCGTAGCTGTCAAAATTGTCTCCGCCAATTGTTTCGCCTATAGCCATGCCAAAATCATGAGTTAAAAATGGGTTGGTTATGTGATACGCTTGTCTTTCTCTGATGGAGCCCTGTAAACCTCCATTAAAATGAATCCTGCAACCAGGCCCTGGAACTGGGGGAGCCTGATAGGAAACCTTTAACTTTTTATTTTCTTCTAAGTCTTGGTTTTGTGGTTCTATTATAAATTCAGTTTCCATATTTTAATTTAATGTTTAAGATATTTCTGATGACACGCCTATTGGGAACCTAGCATAACAGTCCATTTTTTCATCTTTTAAATCTTCTGCGTTAAATACTAGTTCGATTTTTTCTGTTTCTGTTGATTGAGAGTTAAATCTAATTCCAAAAAATAAATCTATAGATTCTCCATCTTGTAAAACTGGTATATGATTGTAATCACCGTGGTAACTATTAGCTTCATCAACATTGCCAATATTATAATCTATAATATCTATGCCTTTATCGCTTGTAAAAACCCTGACAGGAAAATCCTTAAAAGCTACTCCAGTATTATTTACTCCTTCTGTTCTTATTTCTTCTACTCTTATAAGGTCTGTGAGCAATTTTTCTCCACTGTCTAAAACTATAGTTTCTCCAGCTTCGGTTTGTATTTGAAAATTTTCTTTTAAAGGATCCCAGCCTTTGTCAAATATTTCAGGCTTTCCGTTTCTCCAAACTTCATGTTTAGTATTAAAATTTTTCCAAAGAATGTTGGATTTTTTACTCGCTAAAAGTTTTTCATTTATAGGATCACCAAAATATTGACCTCCATATCCTAATATGTTATTTTCATGACTGGAAAGAGTTGACGTCATTTCAAAATTTTCAAAATCATTATTTTTTGTTATACCTGACCTTATAATTTCTGTAGTCCATTCAGTTAATCCTCCGTCAGAGAAAAAGTTTATTATTGTATTTTTTATTTTTATTGGATTTGGTCCGCAATTTTTAATATTTATTGAAAATAAATTTTGAGCGCCAGTATCATAAGTTAACGATTCAATTACTTCAAAAAAGTTTACGGCTCTAGAAGCTTCTTCGCTCCCAGATCCACCATTACTTATTTCATAGCACATTTGTATGTCTTCTAAGTCAATAGCAGAATTGTAATCCTCAGCGTATTCGTAGAACTTTGAGTTTATTTGATTATATATGCCCAATGAAACTGGAAATATAGTGGTTTTTAAATTATCTCCATACCAGTTTGGATTGGTCAACGATGGATCGTAATTTTGATAGACATCCTCGCTTCCAAAATCTCCATCGGGTGAAAAATCAGGATTGTATAAATATGAATAAAACTCACCACCTTCCCCAGGAAATTCTTGTTCTGAAGCAGCATAAGAAAATTCTTTCATCATTTCTCTTGGACTACCTTCTCCAAAGTCTCCTAAAACTGAATCAAGAGGCCTTCTCTTAGATAATTCATTTCCATCTCTTAAGGCTAATCTAATTCTATCCATTTCACTAGATTCATTTTGCCTGAAGTTAAAGTCACTAATTAAAAAAATATATCTTTCTGATATTATAGATGCTCTATTTGAATTATATAATTGAGATAGTGCGTCGCATATATTTTTAATATATTCTTTACCCCTTTGATTATTGTGAACCGTGTCACGGAGCCTTTCTTGAATAAACTTTTTGTCAAAAGATTTTGGGTAATTAGGTAAATCTAAAATTCTATTTTCATCTAAAGGCAAATTCCCCATTGCGCTATGACCTACTATACAAATTCCTATATTTACTCTGTTTTGTTCTATTCTTACATTAAATCTTTTGAAACCTTCTACATCATAACCTTGTGACTTTAAATGGTTTTCAAAATTTATAGAATTTGTTTCTTCATATATCTCAGAATAACTTCCTGAATACCAAGGAGGTTCACCAGATGTATCGTATTTGCCTCCATAGTTTTCGCTGTAAGGGAATTTATTTCTATCATATCCAGTAACAGATTTTATCAATGAGTCTATGATTATTTGATATTTTGAAAATTCCCCGACACCATCAATATTTAATAATTGCTGAGACACCGCTGCGCTCCCGTCAATAACAAAAATTAAATCCATCTGTTTATTTTTTGGTTTTGCTATGAAAGTGTTATTTTTAAATTCTAATCCGCTTTGATGACTAGCAACAGCTACAGAAGAAAAAGTGCAAAGCGAATGCCTGTTTATATTATCAAATAAGGTTACTCCAAAACAAGGCTCTTCTATGTTACCCACATCTTCTTGTATGTTTGTGGTAGATTCGATAAAAGTTGCGCTTATCAAATGGTTATTTTTATATACAATATCATGCTGCCAATCAGGACAGTAAAATACAGAGTTGTTAGGTCTTCCAGGTGTCGTTAAAGAACTGTCATCTGCTCCGTATGGTCTAGGCATTGCAAACCTAAATTTTTTATAACCCAAATGACTCTCTAAAAATTGTAAAATTTCTACAGCTTCATCATCATCTCTCATATCAAACACAACATTAAATGTGGACATGTTTTGATTGATTGATTTTTTATACCTTTTATTATAATACTCTAAAAATTTTGATTGAGTATGGGTTGGTTTTTGTGATAAATTAAAAGAAAGGGTTGGACGGTGCTCAAAATTTCTAACCTTATAATATGGAAATTTAGCAATTTTTTCTGGGTCTTCTAGGTAAATACTACTTCTTCCGCAGATTGCTGGAACAATTGTGTTGTAGTTTTCTCCTGATTTTAAAGTAAAGTTAGATAAAGGTGTCACCTCAAAAGAATATGAATCTTTACCTATATCTGATTCCAGCTCTAATTGTACATAATTACTTAAATGTATTATTCTTTTTCTTTTTTTCCCAGTTACTTTGTCAGTAAAATCTTTTGTTATCACGTCACATCCCTCTGGAAATAAAGCATTAGCCGCCAAACAATCTTGAGGGCAAAACTTTAGTTTACTTACAGATGCGGGAGCGTCTTTTGTTTTATCTAAAACTACAAATACGTTATCTTCTTCGTCTTCTAGTATTTCTTCTGGGTTTGCTGTTAACCCCAAATAGTTTCCAACATCAGATGCATCTCCTGAATCAAGAAGTCTAGATTTTAATACTAATTTAGGAATTTCTTCAGTTATTAAAGTTTCGCAAGAATCTAATTGAACATTGATGTTTAAATCTGTTAATATTGATTGTTCGAAATATTCAACAACAAACCCTTCTCCGTTTCCAAATATAAAAGTTTTATTGTTTATAACTTTAAATACTTTTGCAAAACCTATAGAAAAAATAGAATCTTCGGGCTCTTCTACATCTATGTATATGCAGTCATCTACAACTAATTCTTGAGGATCTCTAAAAAATAAAACCCCTGAAGTAGGCTTGTTGTTTTCATCAGTTTGATACACATATATTTCTATTAAAGAGCTTAATGTTTCTTTTTGATCTTCATCCATACTGAATGAATCAAGTTTTATTGTTTTGCCTTTTTTAAGCTCTATATCTTCATTTACTCTTATAGGTAGTACGGCGTCAGTTTTTATGTTATAACCAGCGTGACTCTCTACGCTTCTCAGAGTACTTTCTGTATTACATATAAATTTAGCGACTACATTATTGTTATTTCTATAGTCAATACTGTGATTAAATTCTACACATGTAAACTTAAGATCTGTTCTGTAGGGAAAACTATATATAAAATTAAAAGCCTGAACATCTGTAGATAAAAGTCTTTCGCCTTTATAATCTAAAGCATATATAGATTCATAAGGAAAATGTTTTTCTTGAAGAAAATGTATTATAGCTTTTGCTTCTTTGTCTGTTCTATTGTTGAATCTTAAGTTTAATTCAAGCGGTAAGGAATTAATAGCTAGATTGTTTACATAATCATATCCCTCTCCTAATTTCATTGATTCATTATTTGCTTTATAAGAACCACTAGAACCGTAAGAAGGTCTCCATACAAAATTTTGAGTCCAATTGTTCGACGCACTTGGATAATTTGATGTGTTAGATGTATGGTTATTAACGCAATAAAAAAACTTATTAACTGAAGAAGACCTTATGTCTCTAAACTCAAAACCTCCTTCTTGATAACCATAAACAAATATATAAGCTTGAGCCTTGACTGCACTGGCAGGTATATGCTTAGGGTGTACATCTAGCTGAACGTTGTAGTATTCTGATTCACTAAGTTCAGAAGAAGCCATCGGCCTTACCAAGGGTCTGTAATTTTCTACTTCAATAATCTTTTCTTGGTTATCAAAAAATTTAACTCCAACTCCAACTCCTACTGAATCGAATTTATTTATTACTCCATTGGACGTTTCTATACGAGTTAAATAGGGGTCTATAGTGTCAGAGAGGGCAGTGTTTTTCCTTACGTAAGTTTTAAAAGTATAAGGTATAGAAGTGTCTATAGAAAATATAAAACCAAAAGGTATTTCAATGTTTCCAGATAAAACAGTCTTCTTGAAAATCATACCTCTATTTGGGTCAATTGATATTAAGTTCCCTTCTTCATTTGATATATTTATGTCGTCTGCGAGACAATCAAAATTTTTATCACTAATAAGATTATCGTCATTAGGAGTGGCTACTGAATACTTATCTATATCATTAGGTACAGAAAGATTGTCTACCTTTACGATATCGTGTTTTTGGTAGTTTTTTTCTAACTCCCAACTTTTTGCAGATATATCCATTATCTATAAGATTGTCTAACTGTAGCTCTACCTCTTAAAAACCCGCCTTCTGATACAGTTAGGGCGTCTTGATCTACGACTCCGTATTGTTTTAATTCCTCAGGAACTTCGTCTGGTAATACTAGGTTGCCAAGTAACCTAAATTCTTTTAATTTTCCTTGGTTGTTATCTGTAAATTCTTTTGAGAAACCTATATCATGAAGTTTTATTGTTACGTCGGCTCTTTGCCCTGTGATTTTTAAAAAAGGATCTAATTTTTCTCCTTGTAAATTTATCGTAATGTCTATTTCATTTTTAGTAACTCTTATGGGCAATTCTCCATCATTATCAAAATTTCCACTTATTGGTATCGGTATTTCTGGAGTTCTGTTTGAGGATATATTGTAATCAAAAGCTAAGGGGTATTGAATGCCTACATCGCTTGTCCCTAATATTTCACTTCTTGCAGCGTGAGGTACACTGATTTGATTTTGCTTTAAGCATTCGTAGTTGTTTGTAATATTATCCGCAAGCCCTTCTACGTATTCCATTTTTCCATATACATCAAGGCTTGCTTCTGCCATAATAGGTTGAAATGGAGCCGCGCTAAAACTCATTTCTGTTAAATATATGTCATTAAAAACATAATCACCCAAACATCCTGTCATTTTAGACTCATTAATTTGTGGGTAAATTTTTGGGTCAAGTAATCCTGTTAAATCTGCAAACGTATGAAGATTTCCAGTATTCATGTAGTAGCTGAAGTTTAGTCTTCCCCTAACGGGTCCTCTGGCAGAATGATTTCTTACAACCTCTACCTCTCCATAAGGCACATCTTCTTGGATATCTAAAGTCATTTCTCCAGTAGACCTTACTTTAATGTGGTAATCTCCAGCCTCTAGGTCTTCTGCAAGTATAAGAGATTGTCCGTTTGGGTAAGCTATCTTTTGTCCACTTCTCACTACCTCAATAGAATTTGACATTTTCATTCCTGGGCCAGATGGTGGGCCAAGAATAAAACCTGATTCATGTGCTCCAGTAAAGTGAATATCTTCCTTCTGAAAAGCAAATGAAATATTATAATCATCTACAAATTTTCTTGCATCTATAGGTTGATTTGCTGATATGCTTGCTGAGTTTGCAAAAACCATCGTTGGCTCTTCTCCTTCGGGTGCTAACAAAAGCGGTACATCTTCATACCTGTAAAACGGTTTATTTTTTCTGTAACTCATCTCTTATTATAATAAGCTGTGTAGCTTAAATTTGCAGTTAATCTTCCATCTGTTGATGCCGACATTGATTCGTTTGTTAATCTAGCTAATTTTACCGTATAATTTTGTATTGGCTCACCAAAGCAATCTTTTATTCTTATAGCTAAGTTATGTAGGGTAGGAGATTTTAAATACTTTCTCAGGCTTTTATATTGTCTTTCGTCAACTTCAACCGTAAAATTTGTTTTTGTTGTAATAGGCCAAATGACATCAACCTGAGCGGGCACTGTTGATCCTACTGTATAAATAGGATCTATTCCAATATTGATAGTATGATTAAATGATGTAATTCTATCAAATACATAATCGCCTTGATCTGTTTCGTAGTCAGTGGGATACGATTCACTTTCGTTTTCTTTTAGTAGCCCTCCTATTTCAACTTCTATAGATTTTTGATTTGTTAGTCTTATTTCAGGAAAAGGTAATTCTCCTGAAGCGTTATAAGTTGTGGGGTTGTCTGTATCTTCCTGTATGAATAGAAAATTGTCTTCGCTTTTTAGGTCTGTATCATCTTCGTTTTCTATGATATCTGGAGATCCACCTATATCTCCTAAAACTCTAATATTTGTGCTTGTTGTGGGCAATTGACCTATTCCACACGATACAGAATGACTTGTTATGTATCCGCTATGAAATCCAAAATAACTATTGCCGTGATGAATACTGCCTGTAAATGGGTTATCACCAGTAAAATTTAACATAAAATCTTCGCTAACTAAAATTGAATTTATGCTGAAAGTTCCTTCTAGTGGAGCATCTAGTAAAGCTAAACTTTCTGGCAGTCTTTCATTTCTTTCCCTGGTGCATATTTTTTCTTGTAAAAGTTTAAATCCGTCAGCATCCAACAAGAAGCCTTGCTCGGTTACCTGGAAATATTCGGCTTGTTTATAAAATGATCTATTAACGTGACCCCAGCCAAGCACGTTTATAGGTTTTTCTGATATAGAATACGAACCCTCAACACTTTGTACTCCAGAAATTTGAGTACCGTTGAGATAAAATTGCTGTTCATAACCTAGTACCGCTTGTCTCATTTATCGAGTTCTCCGCCTAGTCTTTTCTCCTCTCTTATAACCTCTAATACTCTTGTTTTTATTTTCATAGCAAGCTCTTGTTCTTGTTGGTAGGATCCTTCTGGCGTTTGAGCTTCCACACTTTCTTTGCCAGAGCTGTCAATGGTTACATTAACACTAATATTGTTGGTTATCTCGTTGTTTTGAGCTGCGCTTGTTTTTTCTGTTTCTGATGATTTTGCAGCTTCTATTAAAGGCTGTATTCTGTTTACTGGTTGATTTCCTTTTGGGCTTTCTGGGTTTGATTGGTTCGAGGGAAAGCTGGCCTGGCTGCCAGTACCAACAATTCCGCCATCATAATACCCAGTTGCGCTTTTCCTGAATCCATCTGGATTTTGCATTGCGAAACGCATGGTATTTGGATTGTCTCGCATCAACTTATCGGTAGAACTTTTTCTTATAATAAAATCTCCTTCGTCAAGTCCAACAGGGCCAACTTTATCAATCCCAGATGGGCCTTGTATTGTAGGAAGAGAGCCTGTTCTGTTCATTGATTCAAGGTTCTGATAGCCGATTTTTTTAGCTGTACTTGAAGGTATAAACCCTTCTCCTCTTGTTAACATTGATGGAATTTTTCCTCCAGAATTATTTCGCAAAGTTCTTCTTCCGTAAGAGCTTTCCATGTTGTTTGAGTCTGGGCGGGTGGGATCAACAAAAGCCCTGTCATCAAATGTTCTTGTCCTTGTTACTTTTAAGAAATTGCCAGGTTGATAAGAGATTGATCCTTCAGGCCCAACCCTTCTTCTATCTTGAGGTGTTAAGGTGCGCGTGGTTGCATTCTTTTTACCTCGATTAGTTGTATATTCTATCGGCTGTCCAGTTTCAAAAGAGTTTTTTATTTGATTGTAACTAAGATCATATCCAGTTTTATTTGCTGCTTTATAAGCATCTGAATATTCTCCAAACCCTAAATCTCCATTAAAGAAATCACTAGCTTTGTTTCCAATGTATTTTCCTGTTTTTACAAAAGGTGATGATATGAAATCAACCGTTTTTCTTAAAGGTTCTCTAAGAATGTCTGTTACTTCGGCGACGGCAAAGCTGCTTATGAAACCCATAGCTTGCTGGAGGTATCCCATTCTTTTTTTGAATTTAGCGTTCTTTTTATCTACTTCGTATGCGGCTTTCTCTAAAAGATAATCTTTATACTCTTGCATCTCCTGGCTTTTCGCTAAAGCCCTTCCGCTCATTCTTGGGTCTCCTGTTTTTAAACTAACATCAGAACCTAGGGCAAGAGGGTTCATTCTTTTCATATCAAAGACGGGTGGCCCCTTTTTCTTGCTTTGATCTTCCATTGCTTTATTTACAGCGTCAGCAGTTATGGTCATGACTGCGGCTTGAGTGGCTCCTTTAAAGAATCTAGTAGCCCTTCCTCCTCCCGAGAAATTTTGAACCTCTTCTTTGGGCACAACATATTCTCCAGCAGTTAACATTGCTGGGACATTATCTATACCTCCTGGGCCTTCAACTAAGCCACCTTTTGCAAAGCGTTGGATTTTTCCGCCCCAGAAATTTTTTCCAGGAGGAGTGGGTTCTACTGCTGGAGGAGAGTCTGTTGTTGTGGTAGTTGCAGAAGGTTGTTGGAGACTAGCTGCTCGAGCTTCTGTTGCAATAGTTATTGCATTTTGCGCCGCAGACTCCCTCATTTTATTTATATATAATTGTTTTTCTAGTTCATTTATTTGGTATGCGATTGATTTTTCTATTTCTGCTAAACTAACTTTTTCTTCAAGTAATTTGCTTATTGTTGCGGTATTGGTTTTTCTTTGAGCTTGTTTTGACTTTAGTTCTGCGGTAAGATTAGTAATTTCTTCTTCGTGCTTTATTGATTGTTCTATATGATTTTCATTAGGCAGACCCAATCTTTTCTTGTTAATGCTCAAACGATCATGTCTTTTTGCTTGTCTTGTGCTGTTTTTTATTTTTTCTTCGATCCCTTTTATTTCTTCATCTATTTTTCCATAATTAGTGGCTTCAACTTTTGTAGGAGGTAACGTTTGTGGCATGTATGGCACATACGGCATCATTGGCGCATAATTTTGTATAGTAAATCCAGGTTTATCCATTAGGGATTTTTCTTGTTCCGCTTCTTTTAAATTGTTTTTATTAACTTCTAATTTTTCTTGATTTAAGGTAGCATCCCGTTCTAATTTTGCTAATTGTCTTAATGTTCCATATACTGGAGGATCTGGGCTCAACTCTAATTCTAGACCACTTCCTTTTTCATTAAATGGCGTCGTTTTAACAGTATCATTAGTTACTGGGTCTACTTTTGCATCTACTTCCGATTTAATTTCTTCAAGCTTTTGTCTTATTTTTTCGAAAGCTCCACTTAAGCTTTCTACAAGACCTATTCCAGCATTTGTAAAATCTGTTATTTTAATATCTAGGCCTTCTAGTAAAGGCTTAAAGGTATTGTTTATTCTATCTTGCTCGATTTGTTCAGCTGTTTCTTTTGTGGGCTCTTTTGAAAATTCTGGAGGTGGAGGTGGTATTATTCCCTTCATTAATTGACCTCTTAGTTTTTCCAATGCCGAAGTGTTTGCAGATACTGCGTTGTTGTTTTCCATTAAAAATTTATTCGCTTCTTTTTCTGGGTCTACTCCAGTAAATGCATAAGTTAAATTACTAATGATTTTATCAACATTGTGTTGCATCATTCTATCTAGAATTGCTTCAGCTAAACCAAGACCAAGATCCCGATATGCATCGCCTACTGATTTAGCGCCTGACCCAATATCTTTAAACATTTGAACCATATTGGTTCTCAAATTTTCAATACCTGTATTTACTAAATCTGATTTTAGATTAGAGGCAGAAACTTGCATCTCAGCCATTTTTACTCTTAAGGCGTCTATCGCTTCTGTTCCATTGTTTGTGGTTTTGTTAAATTCCTTTAATTTTTCAGTGAACGCAAGCATGTCTTCCGCTGTTGCATTAGGATTGATTGCCTGTGTTGCAGCAGCTCTAGTGTCATATCTTTGGTTAAAACGATTAATTTGCATGTCAGCTCCAACCATGCCCGATAGCGCTCTTTGATCTATTGAGGCTCTGTTTGCGGCAAGTCTCGCTTCGTCAATCTTGTTTGAAAAATCAAGAAGTTCTTGAGCTTTCTTTTGTCTTTCATTTATGCCTTCCAGTAGCTGCGCTTGCTCTGATTTTAATGCGGCTAAGTATGCATCTTTTTCAAGCATTGAAGTTTCAAGCTTTAATTGTTCTTGTACTGTTCCGAGCAATTTGCCATTGTTTGCGGCAATTTGGAATTTAGCTTCTTCTGTTAATCTTTGCGATTCTAATTCATTAAATTCTGAATTGACTAGAAAATTTGCAAGCTCAAGCCTTTTTTCAATATTACGTAATTGTTCTACTTTTCTTTCTGAACTGGTTGCTGCACGTTCTGCATCGGCGGTTTCATTTGCTAAAACAAGCTCTCCCATCTTCTTGCTTTGCTTTAATAACTTAATTTCTTCTGCTTTTTCTTGTATTTGAGTTTCAAGAGAAGATTTTTCTTGTTTAAATTTTTGTTCCGCTATTCTTTTTCTTTCTCCAGATAAATCAATTAAAGATTGTTGTATATCGTTTTCAAGATTAGATAATACCAGGCCATCGCTTTCTAGGCCTACTTTATCTGCGAGTAATAGTATGCTGGTTGTTCGTAATTTTTTTTGTCTATCATCTAATTCGTTACCAGATACATTTGGGTCAAAAGATTTGATTTCCTCTTTTGATAATCCTCTTTTAGGTAGGTTTTCAATTAACTCTGTTGTATTTTTACCAATTTTCGCTTCAACAGCTTGGGCGGTAAGATCGTTTATTATTTCTTTTCTTAAGTTGTATTCTTCTAATTTTGCATCATTGATTTGCATATCAAACATTGTTGACTCTTGTATTTCTTTAGCCAAAGTTTTACTATCTGTTATCCTGTCTTTAAGTATTTTGTATAAAGTTTTATTACCCTCTAGTGTTTTAGCTGTTAGATTTTCGCTTTCCATTTGTAGTGAAAGTTCTTTTCGGGCAATTGCTTCTGCTTTCTTAGCCGCATCAATCTCTTGTTGTTCTGTTAATTTTGATTCACGAATTTTTTTAATTTGTTCTTCTCGTAACTTAAGTATATTAGTACTGGCCAACACAAGAGCGGTAACATTTTCATCTCCTTCTTTCGCTAATCTTGAGTAAAGATCGGTTAGTATTTTTTGAAGTTCTAATGTCGATTCAGGATTATTGTTTACATTTTTTAGTTGTTCTTCAACTTGCTTTTTTGTTTGTTCAATTATTCTGGAGGCGGTTTCTTTATCTTCTTTTGATGCGGTTATTTTATTTTCTGGGTTTAAGCCTTTGTTAATTTTTTCAAAAGTTTTTGCAGATTCTATTACTCTTTTCCCTGCCGAATTTAAATCCTCCTTTAAATTTTCCAAAGCTATCTTCATGCTGCCAACATCCATTTCTGCAAGATTGTTTGTGACAAGTAATTTGTTTGCTTGCTCAAGAAGAGCTTGGTTTAGTTTTTCTCTAGCGTTTGTTGTTGAAAGTTTTTCTGTATTTTGAATATCTTCAAGAGCAAGGCTTTGTTTTTCTGCGAGTAATTTTGACTTGGCGATTAAGTTTTGTTCATCTAAGAATTTTGATCTTTGAGATGTTTGTTTGTTTATAATCTTATTCAAAGAATTTTCGTGTTTAGCTGCGGCCATTTTCATCTTAGAAACATGTTTTTCTATAACCACTCTTCTTGCTAATTCTTTTATTCCTTCACTGTTACTTTGAATAAGATTTCTTAAAGATTTGCTAACGTCATTCTTTTTAAACCCATCAATAAAACTTTTCATTGCTTGCCTGAATGCTTCATTTTCATCCATAATGAAAAAACTCTCTGATTCTTCTAGGCCGTCATGAAGAGTTTTAAATACATTCCTAAAATCTTCTTGAGAGACGCCTTCTTTTAGCCCGAAATTCATTCTTTCAAGCATAGAATCTGGTTCTCCTCCTGCTTGGCTTAATTTTTTAAAAAGATCTTCGTTTTTACTAGCTTGACTTTCGTCCATCAAACTTCTGGTTAACATAGCTAAACTATAACCCCTGCTTTTACCTGCATCGTTTAGCTTATCATTATTGTTTATTGAATCAGTAGTATTAGCAAAGGATTCATTTGTTGAAACAACAGCTTGAAAGACTTTCATTTGTTGAAGCATTGATTCAAGGTCAGCTTTATCTAAAGTAGATTTTCCCGCTTTTTTTGTTGCTTCAGAAAACATTCTCATTGCAAAACCGCCTTCGTTTGCTTCTTTTTGCAGTTCTGCCATAGATTTTGCTACAGCAATTTCTACATCATAAGATTTTACTCTGAGATCTAATAACTCTTGATCTTCTTTTATTGTTCTACCGCTACCTTTTATTTCAAGCTCGACAATTTTTTGCTTGTTTTCTTCTTGTTTCTTTAAGTTTTCTATAGCTGCAGTTGTTGCTTCAATACTCTTGCTCATTAATTCGAGCCTGTGCGCAGCCTTCTCTGATGCTGAGCCCATAGCATACATATATAGCCCCATTTTATCATCGCTAATAAAATTTTTAAACACGCCATCAGCTAATTTAAAACCAGCTACAACAGCCGCAACTGGTTTGATAAATCTCTGCATAGCCTGAGCTCCTCTTGCAGCCATGTTTCTGATGCCCGCAAACATTGATCCTCTAGCTGCTCCTCCAGCAGCGGCTCCTCCAGCAACTCCTTCAATAACCCCACTGCTTCCTCCTTCTTCATCCTCTTTTTGTTTTTTACCCATCGATTCAAAGAAATTGGCCAATTCATCTCCAAGCATTTGTATTTGGACAAAAGAGGCTACTGTATCCGAAGCGACAGTCCCTAGTTTAGCGAAAGTTCTAGTTACCGTATTTGTACTTTCTGCAAATTCTTGTAAAAATCCATTTGTAGTACTAATTATGGATTGAAGTGCAAAAAGCTTGACTAAGTTGTCCCCCTGGCTTTTTGTGTTTTGTTGTACTTCTATATCGGCTTCTTCTATGCTTGAAGTAAGTTCTTTGGTTGCTTTTTCGAGCTGCGCCATCTTTTTGTCTGCATTATCTTTTGTGGCTCCAATGGAATGCTGGCTTTGCGCATCAAGTATTTGCTTAGGGTTATTAATAAATTTATCAACCCCTTTTTTTCTGATGGTTTCAACTTCGTCTTTTATATTTAAAACATTTTTAGTGTTGCCTGTTTTCTTTGCTTTTTCTATTGAGTCATCAAATTTCTTTTTAAGATCTTTAGCTAAATCTCCTAGTTCAATATCATCTAGGGTTTTTTCTATATCCTTAAATGAACTTTCTGCTTTAGATACAATATCTTTCAAAATTTTATCAAATTCTTCTTTGTTTACTGGGGTTGCAAAATTTGGAACTTCAATTCCGTGTCTCTTGGGGTCTATTCTTTGTTTTTTGGCCCTTCTTATTCCTTGGGCTAATCCACCTGGTTCATCACGAGTATTTGTAACAGCAAGGCCCATGGGGTTCATTGGGCTTTTTAATTGAGAACTTTTTTCTATTTTAATTCTTGAACTGGGTACGCCAGCTGATTTTTCTCTGTGAATTGCTTCTTGCAGTGGGTCCGCAAGGTTAGGTATATAGTAATCTTGCCCACCTCTTAATTTTTGGAGTTCGTCCCAAATCCTGTTTGCTTCTTCGTTTAATTTACTAATTATTGGATCTATTTCTATGCGAGCTCCACCTTTTTCAATTTGTTTTACATATGGAGCAATTTCGCCCATTTTGTCTCTCCATTTTTTTCGCAATAATTTGCTGTCAGACATCTTGTCTTTGTCGGATAGGTTTTTTCTATTAAGTTTGACGAAGTTAGGCACTAAACCCTTACTAAGATCTCCTTGCATTAAAGGGTCTTTGGCTTCTTTAAATTTTCCTTTTGCTAACAATAAAGTCTCAAAATGCCCGAGCATGTATCCGTCTAATATATTTTTAAGTTTTCTTTGGCTTCCTGCTATTTGGATTAAATCTTTTTCGCTCTTGCCTGAAGTTTTAAATGTTTCAATTAAGTTTCTGTCGTCTGGAGTTCCAGTTAGCGATGCCCTTGCATCATTAAATCCAAATGAACTAGATAGTCCTGATATTTTAGATATAAAATAATCAAACATATTAAACGCTATATCTTTATCTCCCTCGCTTAACCCTCTTCCAATAAACTCTCCTTTACCCTTTACCCTATCTTCTTGAGCTTTTATTGTTTTTGTTACTTTAGAGAAATTAGGCACCAAACCCTTGCTTCGATTTTTACTTTCTTCAAGACCTGTACTTAAATCTGTAATTAAAATTCTGTTTCCAATTTCTTTAGTTCCTAGGGTATTTTGAAAATCTTTACGATTAATTTTGTTGACGTGGCTCTCAAGGTCTTTTATTCTGTTAAATTTATGTGACGATCCAAGGGCTTCGTTTATAAGTCTGCCAGACGTTAATGCTCCTTCTTGCATGCGATATCTTAATTGTGGAAAGGCGTATAAAAGATCCTCGAAGTTGCTAGAAGAACCTTGTTTAAATGATTTTTGTTGCTTAATGCTTCTAGAGGTATATTTACCCCCTCTTTTCATAAATTTTCCTTCTAGTTCACCCCTGATCATCTTGTATGCATCGCCTCTTTTATTAGACTGCAGGAAATCAATATCTCTAACATTGGCGCCGTCTTTGACATATGTCATGAAAGAGCCAGTATCTTCGTCTTGTATAATTCTGCCTCTTCTTCCAAAGCCACCATCTAATCTAACAGGTGAATTTTTAAAGGCAAAGTTTGGGATTAAACCTTTTGACTTTTGACTTGCAACGTGTTGCCTCATTCCTTCTTTCCCAGCTCTCCTGGAGGCATTCATTGCTTTTTCTGGATTTTTTGCAACTTCAGATGTTATCTCAAAAAATTCTTTATTATCTAAATGTTTTCCAGATATTTTCCTTTCAATTAAATAATTATCTCGATTTAAATTTGGAGAAAATATTGACCTTATTTTTTTATCATCTTCGATTGTAAACCCATCCCTAAATGCATCTCCTGGACCTAAGTCAGGTATAATATAGCCAGGCCCAAACATTCCATCATTTTTGTATGTTGCTAATGGGCGTGGGTTATCTTTAGTTCCAGCCATACTAGCTTTCCATAAACGATCATTTTTTTTGGTATTTCTTAGTCTTGAATATGCCCCAAGCCTGCCTTCCATTTCATCATATGCTTCATCAAATCCTTCTCCTGAATTATTAAGAAGATCATCTTCCCATTCTTCGTCGTATTGATTAGGTAGTGAATTGTTTGCCTGGAAAGCTCTACTCATAACCCTGAGTTTTCTTAAATTCCCAGAACTATAAATTCCAGATGTCATTTCTTTTAGGTTACTATCGCTAATTGAATATTCACGAGCATATAAGTGTTCAATGTCTCTGCTTACCCTACCTTTAGCTACTACATTTCGCCAATCATCTAATATTGCGTCTGTTCCTTTTTGACTATCAAAATACCAACCATCACCAGTCCTATTGCTTCTAAAATTTTTATTGTCACCAATATACGCTTGATACAGTTTTTTATAATTTGGCACAAATCCTTTATTTAAACCAAACCTATTTAAAATATCTTTTTCGTCTTGACCTATCCCGCTTGCTAACAAATCATTCCTAAAATTGTTTCCCCTTATAGATGACTCAAGTTCTTCTTTTGTCATTCCAGGAATAGTATATTCCCCCATTCTTGCTAAAGTGCTTAAATTTTTAACTATACTATCCTCCTCGATTTGAGCAATAGATTGAGAAAGAGCGTCAGCTATTTCTCCACTAGTACTAAATCCGCCTATTTTAGTATTAGGATTTTCATATCTACTTGGTTCCCTATGGTAAGCAGCGACGCTTTCAAGAGTATCCCTGAATTTTTTATTAGAGTATCTTCTTATGCTTTTCTCAAAAATATTTTGAAGTTTTATATTTCCAGACTTTACTTCAGTTGGGGCTCCATCTGAACTTATTGCGTCAACGACTGCTTGGTCATCTAATGAAGTAGATAGATATTCCTTTCCAACATCTGATTCTAAAAATTTCGATTCTGCAAAATTGCCTCTTTGTTTTGTCGTTCCTTCTGTCAAACCTTTTCTAGTATCATTTGTCATTCTTCCTTTTTTATTGACAGGTAGGTCAATAAAATCAAAAGGTATTGTTGTTTCTATGTAGTCAACTCCTAGTGCTTCAAGATATGATCCTATATTCTTGAATGTGCTTGTTTTTAAGTTAGATGATGGTGTCTTGAATTTAATGTTACCTCCACCTAGACTTCCATCAGGCCTTCTTATTTGGTCTTGTATATGTTTAGGGAAATTCTGAAACGGAGTTCCCTTTAAGTTCATTTTCTCCTGATTTCCTGTTACATTATTTTTTAAAGTTACGCTTGCAAAGTTAGGAACAAAGCCAGAACTCTTTTTTTGGTAATATTTTTTTGCCTGTTCGGGAGAAACGACTTCAAGATCTTTGAAAAATACTTCCTCATCTTTGTATTTTTCCATGCCGTGATGTTTGATCCTTGCGATTTTCTTATCATTATCTACGCGAGTTACCCTAACGATTTTATTGTGAGGCTTACTGTAGTAGATTGCTCCGTTTTGAACTTTATCAACGAAGTTAGGAACAAGGCCAGAACTCTTTTTTTGGTAATATTTTTTTGCCTGTTCGGGAGAAACGACTTCAAGATCTTTGAAAAATACTTCCTCATCTTTGTATTTTTCCATGCCGTGATGTTTGATCCTTGCGATTTTCTTATCATTATCTACGCGAGTTACCCTAACGATTTTATTGTGAGGCTTACTGTAGTAGATTGCTCCGTTTTGAACTTTATCAACGAAGTTAGGAACAAGGCCAGAAGAATAGCTTAAATCTTTATTGCCGTAGTATTTACCGCCTTTTATTGACTCCTTGTATTTTTTAAGTACAGAGTTTACATCTACATTATCTAAATTTTCGAAACCTGGAAGTTCAAGGTTTTTTCTTGTTTGTATTGTTTCTGATATAGCATTTTTGATTTGACTATCAGAATATTTATTGGGGTTTTTCTCTCCCATTGGAACTTTTAAAACCCTGCTTATTTGTGCAGGGGTTATGTTTGCTGGGGCTTTGAATTTTATATTTGCATTGGCTGGATCGTTTAGAGCAGATTGTATTTTTTCTGAACGAGTTCTGTCGTCTGCGAAATTAGGGATTAGGCCTAAATTTGCTTTTATATTGTGGGCTTGTTTGTTTCGCTGCTCTATATGTTTCATAGTAGGAGCGCCAAAACTTTCTGTATGAAAATATTCTAGACGCCCTAAGCTTCCATACCCTGCTCGTGGTGGCCATGATATTGAGTCAGTGCCAATTAAGTGCCTTAAAAATTTTCCTGTTAAATGCTCGTCAAGGGTGTTTTTATATGCTGTTGGTCCGAATTTAGCTTCTCCAGGGACATCTATAAAATCAAGAGGAGATCCCGCAAGTCCTCGTTTACGACGTTTAAAATCTGAAATTGCATGCTCAAATCCATTCGCGTTCAAGCTATAAGGCGCATTTGCTAAAGTATTATAACTTAAAAAAACGGGTTTTGGTGGGTTTCCTTGCATTTTAGCAAATCCATAATGATCAACATTTGCGCTAAAATTTTGTTTTTTGAAGTCGGCTAGTTCTTTTTTAGTTAGTGGGTTTATATCAAACCTTTTATCTAAACCTAAAAAACTTTGAGGAGCTCCGCTTTTTATACCATTGAAAACACTATCAATTTCTTTGCCAGTAGCATTTACTTTTGACTTTCCCTTAGATTCTAATGATACATTTGCCCATGGACTAGAATTAGGTGGGCCAACGTAAGTTGAATCATCTTTTAAATATATTGGTGGCGCTACAAGCTTGTCTCTGTTGACGAATTGATTTCTGTAAGATGTAACTGAGTTTGCAAAAGATATTTTAGATCTTCCTCCAGCTTCAACTGCGGCTTGAAAATAATGTCCAGATGCGGATTTTAAATTTTTTTGTTTTAAAAATTTATCCATTAAATCGTCATCAGTTATTATCGCAATTCCTTTTTTTTCGGGGTCTTGATGGTGTTGTATAAATTTTGCAATTTTTTCTTTATTCGTTTGTAAGTATTGGTAGTATTCTGTGTGTGGTCTTGCATTAACAGTGTATCCAGCTTTGTTTAATTGGGCTCCAAAATCTCTATCAAAGTGTGAATGCGCTTTTTTATATGGATTATCAGGGGCTCCTGGAAGGCCAGTGGCATCTGTAAGTTCTTTGTTTGTCATTCTGTACCCTCCAGACAACCAGGCATTTTTTAATTCTTGGTAAACCTTATTAACATCAGAGCCTTTTCTGGGCGCAAAATTCGGAATAAACCCTCCACTAGCATAAGGATCAAAACCGTGTTTGTCTGAAAATTTTTCTTTATAGTTTCTTCCAGCCCTACTGCTTTGTGGCGGCATAATAGCAGGCTGTTTCATTCCCTCAAAATTCTTTACTTTTTCGGCGGTATTATAAATAACCTCACCCATTCCAGGAACCTTCATCTTGGTTACTTTTCCAGGACTATAACCTGCTTCTATAGCCCCTTTTCTTTCTGTATTTTTTTCTTGAGGTAAAAGGCCTCCAGCACTTCTAATCACTCCATCTCCATCGATATCAACAAGCGTACCAGGGGTATTATCGTAACTAAGATCTGGGGTTATCCCTCTTTTTAAAAGAGCGGGGCCTAATTTGCTTGCGAGTTGTTGTTGTTTTGCAAGCGCATTTGTTTGAGCTTCTATTATCCCCAGTATGTATTGCTCTTGAGCAACCCTGTCTCCTTCAAGTCGGTTTAAAGCTTGAGTTACTTGAACATTTGAGCCTAATACTTTAACTATAGACTCTTCAATTTGCCTAACTTTTTCTTTTTGAGTTACTATTCCTAAAACATCTTTTAATGAGCCAGAAGCAAACTTAAAAACATTAAATAGAAGTTTTGTAAAAATAGCTACAAAAGCGATAGCTGCTGGGCCAGTCAAAACATTCCCAATACCTCTAACTAAACCTTTTGCAAACGCATTACCTTCCTCTTCTCCTCCTCCTAATGCATTTTTTAAACTTTCTATAGCATTGCCGAACAGTCCAACTGCTTCGCCTAGATCTTGTTTTATTGATAATTCACCGATTATTCCTACTAGTTCTTTTAATCCAGAACCAGCTTGCGAAGCCATAGCGGATATGCTTTTATTTAAAAGTTCGTTTTTTCTAGCTGCTTCTCCAGCTGCGTTAGCTGATATTTCAGTAGCTTGTTGTTGAATGCCTTGAGTTTTTGCTAGGTCAGCAAGAGCGGCTCTAAAAATGTTAGCTTGAAATATTCCAGCAGCAAACTGAACAATGTTTGATTGTTGACTTTGAGATAGTTCTTCAAAACCTTTCGCTATGTTCTTCAAAACTTTATCAGCTGGAAGAACTGCTCCAGTTAGAGTTCTAACTGCAACGCCCATATCTTCTAGCTGCCTGATGGATTCTGGCCTTTGGATTCTCGTAAAAATAGTTTTAAGTCCATTACCAATAACCGCACCACCACGAGCAGTTGTTTGCTGCAAAGAAGTTATAATTCCAACTAAGTTATCAAGGTCAACGCCAGCATCAATAGCAACAGCCCCAGCTCGCTCCAGACCGTTAATTAAGTCTTCAGAGCTAACAGCAAATTTTACGTCTACCGCAGCGAGTTTGTCTATAATATCTGTTGTTGTTAGACCTGCTTCTCCGAAAGCATTTACTGCTGCAGTTAATCCAGAAACAGCCTCAGCCGCATCTAAGCTTGTGATACGAGTCAATGTAAGGGCATCATTGGTTCTTTTTAAAACTTCTTCTACGCTTAAACCTTGACGAGAAAATTCAAGAGCGGCTTCAGCAGCAATATTGAAAGATTGAGCTGTGTTTTGAGCTACATCAAATAAACCCTGTCCAAACTTTTCGATCTGTTCATTTGAGGAATTTAAAACTACATTAATGTCCTGGAGAGTTTTTTCAAATCTAATGGTCTCTGCAACTAAAAATTTAAAAGAATCTGTTATTGCATTAATTATTCCAACTGAAGCTCCAAACGCTATAACACGAGCATTAGAAGCTTCTAAAGATTTGGTGAATTCATTTGCGGATGCTGTAATTCTACCAAGCGGCTGGGTAAAGCTTTTTCCGTTTACATTAAAAGATATATCTTTTCCTGAAACATTTTGTACAGTTTTGTTTATCTCTCTAGCAGCGCGATCCATGCTTCGTTTTACTGAAGCCATGTTTACTTTTAGATCAACATTTGCTCTTACTGCCATTTTCCTTGTTCCTTATACTATAATACACCTAAAACATGAATTATTTAATCATTATGTTAAGTAGGGTCATACTCAGATATAATAGGCTTTATTGTTATGTTTTTATTTATTGTTAAATAAACATAATATTCACCATATTCTTCGTCATACTCTTCATCTAAATCTTGTATTTGATTTTTTATATCATTTCCGTTTTCGTCTACGTAAGTAAATTCATCTATTTTGTATTTTGGTACACCGTCATAATCTCCGTCGTGTTCTATAGAGTTATATCTAAATACATATTCACCGTCTTCGTCTGTGTATTCACTAATAAAAAACGATGCCTCAAGTTCTTCTCCATATGAAAAAGAATCAAAATCTCCTTCTACAATAACCACTGTTTCCTCTTCCACGGAATCATCTTCTAGTGCAAAGGGTATTCCATCTGATTCACTTAAATTAAAATCTAATTCAACGGCTTGAAAATCTGCTATAGCAATCATGTTGTCTCTGTCTATTTTTATAGTAGTTTCAATAGAATATTTATCTGCTATTTTTATGCCTATCCATTCTGTAAACTCGTGTGAGTCCGTATTAATTGCTTTAATTGGAGCGTCAGATAAGTAATCTTTTAACCCAGATAAAGTCTCATCAACCAAGCCTATTGGATCTCCGTTTTCATCAACCACGCTGCTTAGTGATAAATTAAACTTTGCAGGTTCGAAATTTGCATTTATAGTTATGTTTTTTTCAAGTAGTATGGATTGAACAGCAAGGCTTGGGTCTACAAAAGTATAATCATCAGAATCCCAACCTGTAAATACGTAACCAAAATCGACATTTAGCTCTATATCTAAAAGATCTCCTAAAAAACCTCTTAAAGTTCCTATTACAGATCCATGGTCTGAATTAACAATAATTCCCAAAGTATCATGTATCTCGCACACATTGGTTGCGCATAATGTCAGCCTGCCTTCAAAATCTCTAGAATAAGCTGCGTAGGCCCAAACGCCAGGTCCCTCCACTTCATCTATGTATTGAGTTACAGTTAGATCTCCTGTTTCAAATACTAGCTCCTCGTTATACAAGAAATCGCAGCCTCTAATGTTTTTTCCCTTAAACAACATAATTGCTTGTACATCACTTGTATGCAAAGGAATATCCCAATCCGCCAAAAGTTGATATTTAAAGTTATTACTCATTATGCTTGAGGAGGTATTTCTAATACAAAAAATGATTCGTCTGCTGATATAGCTATTTTTGTCGCAGTCCCAGAATCTCTTGTGTCAAAAACAACAGCTTTACCAAAGAAATCAGGTTCTGACATATATATTTTATTCCAATAATCAAAGTTTTCTGAAGTGGAATTCCATTTATATATAAAAACTGTTTTTTCGCTTGGTGCGGATATAGCCAAATAGTCTCCTTCAAAAGCTATGTCGTAAGCAAAACCCAATCTTCCATTAGCAGTTGTTTGAAAGTCTGATGGTATTGTTATTGATTGAACATTTTCGTATTCAAACCAATCATATGTTGATGATGAATAATTTATGGTTATAGGTCTTCTGAGTAATACCTTAACCTCAGCAGGTTTGTCTGTTCTTCCAATACCCAGGGTTGGATTCGAATCTCTAGAGTTACTAATAACTGCTATTGATCCGTCTGGGGATAACTTTACTTTTTTTCCATAATCACTGTTTGTGTTGTAGTCTCTTCCAAAATCTATTACTGGTTCCTGATCCACATCTAATGATGGTGAATTCCATGCGCCTCGATAATTCATATAATCTTGAAATGTAGCTGGATTTTTTACAGAAGATGTATCGCTTGGATCTCTTAAACCTATACCCATTTTCATTATTGTTCCGTTTTCTTCATAAACACCTATGATCTTAGTTATAGATGTTTGTCGAAGCCAACCAGTATAAGTTAAATCTGAATTAGAAGGCCTCCATACAGATGTAATAGCTACGAATATAGGATTTGTTGCAGAAGACGTATCTAATGTTGGGCTATCTCTGGATACATCAATAGATCTTCCAAATTGAGAGAATGATCCATCGGTAGACTGACCGCCTATATCGGTTGAGCCAAGATTAAATGTTATATAATTTAAATCTCCTTTTCCGTGATCTTGGTCGTCCCAATCTTCTTCTGTATATTGGGCTATAGCTGTATTATTTGCGTAAGCATTAGGGACTACATGTACTATGTTTGAATCTTCTGGGGCAACATTAGGTGCGAATAAGGGGATTGTTTGCCCGTACTGAGGGTCCCGATTAGCACCTGTTACATTAGAAGTTGAAGGCAGAAAATTATCCACGCTACTTGGACAAGAATAAGCTACAAAATTTTTAGCAATACATATTGAATGCCCGAAGAAAGTTTTTTTACTCTGCCTACTAAAAGTATAATTGATATCTGAAGCATTAGGGGTATGGATTACATTTGTTCCTGACATTATTCCTATATTTCCGTCGCTGTCTATATTTGAAACTGTTCCTAAAGTAAGGCTGCCATATTCGGTAGACCCAAAAGGTGTATATGTTTCTGTAGAGAGTCCCGATGTACTCGAGGCTGTTGCTATAGTGGTTTTTAAATAATCCCCTGGGTTTCCACACATTATTTTTGTTCCATCTGGAGAAACAACTAGCCTGCCTTTGTGCCCTTTTATGAATTCTAGTTGCAATCGTCCCGAGAAGGAGCTAAATATATTTTTAGCGTAGTTAAAATAACTTATTCCTTCAGCACCCCTATTATCTCTATACCCAGATAGACTTTCTTCGCTGGTAAGTAAAGTTTCTATTTGATTTCCCGAATTATCTTTATTAATTATTCTGATCGCAGCTATAGGACTCGTCCCATCTTCTATACTACTGTCGGAGTAACCCATTGAACTTGTGTGCCCTGTTACATCTTTTACTCTTGAAACAGTAGGGACATATAAGGAAGATAAAACTACTGCGCCTGCATCTTTTGTCATTGCGAGCATATTTCTATCGATTTCTTGACCTCTGTTTCCATCAGAGGAAATAATTGGGAATAATATATTACCTCCACCATCTCTAGGCAGCGGTATAGCCTCCAGATATAACTCTATGGTAGTATCTCCTAATATATTAATGCTTTGGTTTTGTTCGTTTGAGTTAAAATTTGTAGGAGTGGTGCCGCTGGTCACGCTCCATCTTGTAAATTTGTAACCTTGATTGGGGGTAGCTGCTATATTTGCTACTTCATTATACAAGTAAGTTCCAGCTCCTGCAGCTGAACCCCAACTTGAATCATTTATAATAATAGTAAGCGTATAAGGTGTTCCTATGAATACTGGCCTTATTTTAGTATCCCCAGTTAACCTTATAGTGTCCGAAGCTGAACCATTAAAGTCTTGCCAATTATTCGCAGAAACTTCATATTCCCATTTTGAAAATTGAAAATTAGAGTTTGCATTTGCTTGTAATGTGATATCTTGAAAAGCATTGTAGCTTCCATTGTTTGTGCTTCCAGAAGTGTTTCCATTGGCTCCCTGAATAATAGTAAAAGAATATAACTTGAAGCTAAAGTTGGCCTCCAGAGCTACATCACTTTCTATTTGTATATTAGAAGATGATGCAGAAGGAATATTTCCTTTTAAATTTCCTGAAATTAAACTCCAATTGTCAAAATTAAGATGATTTGGTGGGGTAACGCTTAATGATATTAAATCGTCCAAAAAATATGGCCCAGTATTACTTGGACTATAAGTAAAATCAGGCGCACTTTGAGGGTATGTTGTAGGATAGCCTGCTGTTATTGATAACTCATATCCCTGATACACTATGTAATCGATAGTAACATCATCTGTTAGATTAATTGTTGTTCCTTCAGGCCAAACCGTTGAAGGTTCTGAGGATAAAGCACTTGCGGTACCTTGCGTTATTTCCCAGCTTTGAAATTCTTGATTATTGGGTACACTAATTGATGGTATAGTTATTGCACTATTTCCTTCTATTACATTTTGAGTATACTCATTTACAGGCGATCCGTTGTCCACTATTTTCCTGATAGTAAAGACATAACTCTCTAGAGCTCTTAAGTAAAAACTTAATATAGTATCTTCATTTATAGTTATTTCTTGATCGTCTGTATTGTTCTTGTCAAAAGATTGGCTTCCTGATTCTACTACTGTATCTATAGTGTATCCATTCAGAGATGGCCACTCCACATTTACATCAACCGTTCCTCCTTCGTTTATTGTTTCAAGAAGAGTTGTTTCAGCTATACTCATTGATTGGTCTAATATTCCTCCAACATAAACGTTTTTAGTGAATTTGATTTCTTTCTTAAATGTAGCTATCAGCGTTAAGTCGCCATATAAAGATAAATTAAAACTTGAGCCTCCACTAAAAGCCGAACCAGCTACTACTCCTGTTGCTTGAGAAGATACTATTTCCCATTGGTAAAACTGATACCCGCTGGATGCCAGGTGCTCTATCGTTACATTTTCTGTGGCATTTAATGTTTTAGAAACACTGGCGCTTTTTGATTCGCTTAAAAATCCTACGGTTCCTTGGTTTGTCTCTGATTGCAATGTTAGTACGTATTGCGATTCTTCGTACACAGCTTCTATTTCTGTGTCTTCAGTTATTCTTATTGTAGAAGAATTTGAGCTTAAGTTTGAACCGCTGCCTAATGATCCAGCCACTAATCTCCAATTTAAAAAAGAAAAATTATTTATATTTGAAGCATTAAGAGTTGGTGTGGTTTCTATATTGATATCTTCTGTAGATAAATATCCTCCTGCGCCAGAAAGCGAACCTGCTCCAGGGATATTTATAGAAAGAGAAAGAACAAAAACCTTTTCTACTTTGACTATAACATCATAATCCCTGTCCATTGCAAATTCTTGATTTGAAGATGTTAACGTTGACTGTGTTGCTCCTCCATTTATAGTCATGCTTAAAAATCTGTAACCAATATTAATTGATGATTCTATGTCTATTGTAACGTCAGAATTTTCAGTATAAAGGCTGCTTGTGCTTACATCGTTTGCATCTGGATATTCTATTGTAATGTTAAGGTTATACCTATTTTCAAAAATCGCCTCTAATTCAAGATCTCCATAATCAGCTAAATTAATAGATGTATCTTGACTCGTTGAGAACAAATCTCCATTCGATTTTCTCCATTCTTTAAAAACATTTTTTATAGGGTCAATAGGTTCTGCTTTTAGAGATATTGATTCTAATGTATTATATTGACCGTCAAGTGATGTACCCACGATAGTTCCTCTCGAAGAATCTACTGTGGTAGAAAAATTATACAATACATAATCTAAGTGAGCTGTTATAGTTACATCTCCAGAGATTTTTATAGTATTTGATGTTTGATTGTTTATTAATCCAGTAACCAGACTTGAATTTGTAGTGCTATAATCATTTAAAAATTGATAAGTAGGTATGGCGGCATTAGCATTGTTTAATGAAAGCTCGATATCTATATTTTCCGTGCTTCTGAAAAAATCATTAGTATCTCCATGTGAAAAACTTGCTGCACCAGGCAAGTCTATCAATAATGTTAGTTCATTACTTCTTAACGCATGAAATTTTATGATTGAATTTTCAACAAGATCTATTGTTTTATCTCCAAAAACTTCTGGTTGATTTATGGTAACGTTGCCACTTTCCACTTCCCACCTATCAAATTCATGTCCAACTGAAATATTTAATGGGCTCACGGTTATTGAACTTGGTTCATTTTCTTTTCTTGAGTAAGTAACCTGCTTTGAAGTATCTTCTACTCCGCCTTCAATATATTTTACCGTTAATACATATACAGCTAAGAAGTAAGCCTTTAAACTTAGATTTCCATAATTTCCTAAAGTGAAGTTTGTTAAAGAAAAATTAGCTCCAGCAATTAAACTGTAGTCAGAGGAAACGACTTCCCATCTGTCAAATATACTGCCTCCTTTAGGAGAAGTAGATATTGTGATGCTTTCAAATACATCATAATCAGGCCCACCAGTTTTAGATACAGTTCCTTTAGAGTTATCTTCGCTTGATACTGTTAATGTATATTCAATAGTTTCTACATTTGCTGTTATGGTTGTGTCTTCTACGATACTCACTGTCCCAGATTTAGCGCTTGGAAGACTAAGACTTTGAGAGCTTTGCCAATTAAGGAAATTATAAGCTGGAGCAACCGTAGGATTATTTAGTGTGACTGATATACTTATATTTTCATGGCTTCTAAAAACGTAATCACCTTCGCCTGTTAAATTAACGGCGGATGGAATATTTGATGTTAATATTAAAGAATAAACTTCAAGCACATATAACTTTACTGTGGCATCATCATCTAGAGTATGTGATAAGTTTTCACTTGTATATTCTGGCTGATCTGAAGGCAGATCAACAACCCATTTTTCAAATTGATATTTTCCAGCAGGTTTTACAGTTTCATAATTTAAAGAGAGCTGATTATTTACTTCATCGTATCCATTGTTAAGTGGGGTCAGAGAGCTGACACTTGGAATAATTCTGTTTACCCCAGTATAAAAAATCTGTAAGTAAACAGTGAAAAATTTTATAAATACAGCATGCAATTCGGCATCGCTTAATATACTAATAGAAGAATTTGCCGAAGATGCTCCAGTTACATTTCCTGCTATCAACTCCCATCCATCAAACCGATGAGAACTATTTGCGGCTGCTGTTATGTCAAAAGGGTTATTAATGCTTTCTATATTTGCAGTTATAGTATTACCAGAGGTGGATTGATCAGTTGCATTAATTGAGATTGAACCTCTTGCGCTTGATCCTGCTATACCATTCGGTCCCATTATCTTTAAAGCAATTTGAAAAACTTTTGTAAAAAAAGCTTTTAAATTTACATTACCTTTTATCTTTAAATCGTTGTAAGTTATAGGGTCTAAAGAGGTGAGGCCTTCTGGAACAGATTCTGGATCACCTTCTCTTATTTTGCTAGAACCTCGAGTTATTGTCCAACCTTTAAATTTTGTTTTTTCTGAGATAGGTTTTGCAACCAAAGCAATGTCATCAAAGCACGAATATTCTCCTTCCCCGCTTACTTCTCCTATTTCTGGAATATTGCTTGAAAGTTTTAATTCTGATATTTTTTCTTTGTAACTAGCGCTTAGCACATAATTTTGATCTACTAATATTTTTGTGCTAGATTTGTTTGGGTCATATTCTTCTTGACCGTAAGGATCTGCATTTCCTTCTGCTGTATATTTATCAAACTCATAACAGTCTTTTTTGTCTCCTCCTATAGGGGAACTTATATTTTTTAGCTTTCCAGCTTTTAAATTTTTATAAACTTTTTCTCCATTTTTAGTATCTCTAAAATAATTACCATCCCTTTTTATGGTTATTGTATATTTTTGTTTGTGACAAACGACTGATATTTCGGTGTCCTCTGTTATTGTTATAGTAGGCGCTCCTTTTTCCCAGAATGCTCTAAAATTTACCAAATTAAATATGTAAACGTTTTTAATAGCATATCCTTCTGATAAATTGGGTATAACTAAATCTCTTAAATTTAAATCTGATCCTTTTACGACTGTTTGGGTATATTTTAAATCGTTCCCATCTTCTTGGGCTACTCCAAAATTTTGAACCGTTGCTTGGTTTTTGTCTGTTATTATGGTGACATCAACATTGTCATTATATTGATAAACAAAAGTTGCACATTCTGATATTTCACCGCTATGAGACTCGACAAAAGCTGAGTACCTATAAATTCCTTTATCTTTTATTTCGTCTATATAATTATTTTGAAAAGGTGCCGTTGAGTCTTTTAACAATACAGAGCCTGTATTGATTACATCTTGGCAACTTTTATTTTGGTTTGGATCTTCAGCTCTATACAAAATACTGGCCGCAACGTTAGCTAAGTCTGCAGGTAAGTTCCATTTTATTTGAAGCTTTGTGCTCATTTTTATTCAACTATACCTATGTTAGTTGGTGTATCCTTTTCCCCTAAAGGACTAACATTTGAAACTTCCATATTTCTAGGAGAGGACAACATGTCTGGCCCGCATTTTTCAAGCCTGCTATTTTCAAATGTTCCATCTATAAAAATTCCCCTATTCTTGCTTATATCAAAAGAAAAACTGCAATCAAATGTTGCATATGAACCTATCGATTCATTTAAAGTATAGCTGTCTAACTTTGCATTAGATATCGTAAATTTCATATTCGTATCTTTGGCCCAAACAGGCAAGCAGCTTAGCTTACATTGATTATTTAAATCTATTTCTATTTGATAAATTTCATCATCGCAGAATATTTCTGAAAATTTACCTTTTTCAAAAGCGCTAGAAATTATAGAAAATGAAATCGTGCCTATTTGTGGGTATTTTATCTTTCTTCCAAAAACATGCATTGATTGAAATCCTTCCAGGTCTTCCCTTTCAAAAGGTATGCTTATGTCAAAACTTTGTATATGAGCGTAACCTTTAGAGCATTCTGCTAAATTATCATCGCTTAAGACTGGCCCTCCTACGTTTATATTTTTAACATTTACAGAAATTCCACCTGGCGGAATAGCTAGGGTTGCAGCCTTATAAACTTTTGGATCAAATATAAAACCTGAATCTGTTCTTTGGGCCGCATAATTTTTTAAATCCATAGAAGGTGGGTCAACCCCTCCTAGATTTCTCACCTCAAACGAATCCGAAGCTTCAAGAAATATTTTCCCTCCATTTTCAAGGATTGCTAAATTTTCTATTTCTTGTTCAGATTCTAATAATACAGCCTGAATATTGTCTGATATTTGTTGAAATTTTTCTCCCTGCCCTTCTTTGCCTAAGCCAATACAATCATAAGTAACATCAGAAGCCACAATATCAACAGATGCTTTTGCAAAATCTCCGACGCTTGCGGAAATTGAATAATTCGTAACAAAACAATTACCTATTCCAATGACATCTAACCCAGAGTATCCATGTTCTCTATTAGCATAGCCAGTTAAATCAAAATGTTCTTCTCCTACTACCAAGAAAGCTGTCTTGTCTTCTTGAATATTATTGTGCAAGCTACCGTATTTTCTATCACTCACTGGCCTGTCTATTACCCCAAATTCTTCAGTGTATATTATTGGAGATCCGTTTAAGTTAAAGCCTAATACATCTTCTTCGTATCCGTCGGTTAATAAATATTCTAAATTTAAATTTACCGAAGCTGCAGAGACTATTTTTCTATCTAGAAAATTATCACTGCCAATGTGTTGTACATTTTGTCTTTGAATGTCTAAAGATAAAGATGCAGACTGCACTCTATTTAGAAACTTTATAGTCTCATCTTTTGGTTCATACGCAGGAGATTCAGTTAGAAAAACACCCACTGAATTGTACCTTATAGCATTCCTTGTTCCTGGCATATATATAAATACACCACAGCCCGAAGACTGTGGTGTATTTTAATTAAATTATTTTAATTTAATAGAATTACTCGCGATAACCAAACAAGAATCCGTCGGCTGCGCCAGTAGTTTGACCACCTACGCCTGTCCAGGCTGGGGGCAATCCTGAAATTCCTTGATTCGTAGCAGTACTTCCTGCTTCCGCTCCAGAAATATAAAGACCTCTTACCATATCATCGGAACTTCCAATCTGAGTAGTAAAAGTAAGATCAACAGATTTGTTGTCTCCAATAGTACTACTAAAGTTTTCTGATTCAAGACGAGCACCTTTCATCGTATATTTCATGGCTAAGTCAGTTTGCTTGGTTACGCAACCATTGCAGTCTGGCTTGAACAACAAAATAGAAATATCAAATTCTTCGCAGTCGCAAAGTAGGTCAACCATGTTTCCTCTTTTTATATCTGAAAGAAGTGCATTAACACTAACAGTTACAGAAAGAGGGAGATCAATAGCTTTGGAAAATCCAAATACTGAACCTAAACGCTGCAGCGAAGTTCTTGCCAAAGGCAATGAAATATTTGCAGATTGAATATGAGCACTTCCTATCATAGGAGTACTTCCATCTCCAGAAGTAGCTTTCGAAATTAAAGATTTTCCTTGAAGATCAACTACTACATCACCTGGGCGAAGAGCAGCGATATCATCTTCACATCCAGTGTATCCACTTCTGGATGCTGGTAAAGAGTAAAGACCAGTACAGCCTGGAGCGTAACATGTAGTACGGTCATTATCTGGTCCCCATGCATTACTTACTCTACTTCCATCACGCATATTCATTGCTGGAACATCGTTACCAGTGGTTCCAAAATCACTACGGATATTCATTCCTTCAACTGTAACACTTGCAGTTGGAATAGATCCAACGGCAATATCTACTGAATAGTCTGTGATATAACCATTACCTAAAGAAATTACACTTTTGGAGTTTTCTTCACCAGCTGCATTAACTTTAGCATCTCCTATTACCGCATCGCGAGCTTCTGGAGCTGTAAGGATAAAAAAGTTATTTCCTGCTTGATAAAGTTCAGGAGTTAACATTCCACTAAGGGTATTCACCGCACCATTAGTTACAAATTCCATTTGTCTTTCATTAAAGCCATCAAGAAGATAGTACGAAAAGTCAAGGTTTACTGTAGGTGACTCAACTACTACACTATCAAGTCTTGATGCGTGACCGAATTGATTAATGTCCTGACGATTAATTGTAAAACCATAGTTTGCAGACTGAACTCTTTTAAGTTGCTTAATAATAGAGCCATGGTCTTTTGCTAAAGCTGCGTCAGCTACATTGCCTTGCTCATCGCTTGGATTCCAAGCTGGCCAAGCATCACCACATTGCCATCCGACTGCTTGTCCTTTATTGTTGGTTCCAACATCTGCTACTAGCGTTGGAACCCCTGGTACTGCGCCTTGCACGGTTTGACTAGCGTCAAGAGGTGGGGTCATTAAGCCAAAGTTAGCTGTCACGTCTCCGTGTTGATTTGTTGTGATGGTTCCTTCTGCACCAGTGAAATGATATCCTGTCGCGTCTGGACTGATAAACAATGCTTCTGATTGATAAATTACTCTATTTCTATGTACTGCCATTTTGTTGTCTCCTAATTTGTAGGTAAATGTTTGTATAAAATTACATTATGTTTTGTGTATTGGGAAATATTTTTTTAACTTCTTGGAAATCTTGCTTGACTGACTTGGAAATCAACGAACCCTAAATATAAATCTGGATTGTTTGTTCTGTTAGACTTATCGCTAATTTTAGACGCTTGAACATCTTCTATGAACATCAAAGGGCCAGGATGTTGACAGTTTGTGACTGCTTCACTATAACTATAAGAGCCTTCTTTTAAATCTCCATAATTGTCAAAAGGGTGATTATCATACCCTAGATTTCTTATGGCTAATTCTTTGGCATCAGTACATACAGACATGAATCCGTCAAGTTGATAAAGGTCTTCTGCGAATAAAACCACTCTATAATTTAACCTGGTAAGATCTTCTCCCCCAAAAGCATAAGGAGTATTTCTTGAACTTTCCATAGAAACAAACGCTGCAGGAGCAACATGTTCATACGGTTCAATTCCGACGCCCTGGCCATAGTTAGGAGTAGTTCTACTATTAATATTGTATTTTCCCTGAACAACAAGATTTTCTTCCGTATCATCTGCTAGATAAATATTTACATCTTTTACCGATACATCAGTTTTGACCTGTAAAGTTTGATAATTATTTGGAAATTTATCGCCATCAAGCAAAATTCTTCCGTTATCAAAATCAATCATTAATCCACTTTGCCCTCTAGCACAAAACTCATATCCATTTCCAGTATCAATATGAACCCCGTTTGGCACTTGAGCGTTTTGAATATCGTGATCATAAACCCATTGTTTATATTCGCTACTGTAAGTTATAAAACCAAGCGGGTCTTCTGGGTATTTAAGCAGTCTTTCGTCTGGTGTATAATACATGCCAACTTCTTTATTAGAAAAAGCTTGGGCTTTTGTTGACATATAGTAGTCTAGCCATAGAGCAAAACTAGTATTAGCTTCATGCTGGAATTGAGGAATCATTATTTAAATATTTTTTGGAATTTTTTTTCCCATAAAGCTATAAAATTAGAAATATATTTTACGTTTTGGAATCTTCCACTAAATAAAGTTTCTTCGGCTTGTATTCCTCCGCCTGATCTTCCTTTATCTTTTCTAGCTAAATACTTCGGGTATCCAGAAATTCCCATTTCAATTCTCTGAGCCCAACTTAATCCAGTCGCCCAAGGCATTGGGGTAGCAGAAAAGATTTCTTTTGTAGAAGGAAGCTCTATAGTTACTCTCAAAAAACCCCTAGTGTTAAATCTAGATACTATCATATGGCTTTTAGCCAATAAATTGACTATTGGAGATATAGGATCATCGCCCTTATTAAAACCAATAAAAGAAAAAAGGTTTCCGTAACCTCCTAATGTTCCACTAATATTAGAGGAGTTCGGGCCCGCTGAGATTTCTCTTGTCACAGGATGCATTAAAAAGTCTTTTATCATTTCTTTTTTCATTTTTTCAAATACTTGATCAACACTTTGATTTCCTATGAAAATACTTTTTCTAATTTGAGTTGCATTGTTAAGTGAGGCCAAAGAGTTGACTACTTGTTTTCCTAAAACTCTATGATCTATTTTTAAAGTAACGCTCATTAATCAGTCGGTCTTAAATAGTAGGTGAAAAATTTAGGCCTGAATAAACCGTGTTTTTTTACATCTGTTACTTTGAACATTAATCTTCCATCTATTTCTACTCTTTTTGCGTCTTTGAAATAATCGTAACCTTCAGAATCAAGTTTAATTCTTACTTCACCTATGTCATGATGAAGTTTTACCGTGCTATCAACTTCAGAATCGAATGATACTTCGTTTTGCTTATCCATATATAAAACTCTAGCATTTAAAGTTTTAAATTGAGTTCTGTGCAAAGTTGTTTTTACACCTTTTACATTGTTGTAAAGAAAGTTAAAATTTGGATCCATACTCACAATAATCTTTTTGGCGTCTTTGTAAGCGAATATTGTGCGCGAAAAAGTTTCATGCATCCTTTGCATGACTGATTCAAATTGTTGTTTTTGCGCAGATGATAAAAAAGAGGACATATAGTTATATACACCAACGATAATAGTTTATTGAAAAAAACAAAGACTTCTATTAATATATGAAATATGGATCCACATAAAGCGATTAACGCAATATACAGTAAAAATACTAAATTGCTTTTTAAATCTTTTTTGACTCTTGTTGAAGATTTACAAAACGAACATACAATAAATTTTAAAAAATTAAAAAAAGCTCTTCCCGAAGATTATCATAGTTTAATTGATCAAGCTAACTATTTTGATTATAATAAAATGCAGTATTTAAGAAAGAAAATTCTTGATATGGGTAATGAAAGCATTAGGGAATCTGAAAACAATTTTGAAAATTTTACTATAAGTTTTAAGTTTTAAATTTATTATAACAAAAGGAATAAGGACAAATGAATAAAAAAATTATATATCAATTCACTGTAAATACAGATCAAGACGTAGAAGAAGAAAAGACTTCTAGGCGCAAGAATAAAGAAACTGGAGAGATGGAGACAATTACTACCACAAAGGTAGTCAAGAAATCTGTACCCAGTGACATTATTATTTATCAGCCTTCCAGGCGTCAAATAGAAGATGCTGACATGGAGTTTAGCATTGAGATGAGCAAGTGCATCAAGAAAGGTATTTTAACAAAAGCTATGTTGGCTAAAAAATACAGCGACACTGGGGGCTTATTAACAGAAGGTGATTCGCAAAAGCTTATCCGTCTCTATAAAGAGCTTGGCGAAACTCAAAACGCTCTTGCAAAATTGTCTCAGAAAAAAAAGAAAACAGAAAATGAAAAAAAGAAAGAGTCTGAACTTACTGAAACATTTGCTAGCACTCGAAGAGAGATAGTTGATTTAGAAACTAATTATCAAAACCTTTTTAATCATACCGCTGATACCAAAGCTCAAAATAGAGCTATCTTGTGGTATATGCTTAACCTATGTTTTGTTAAACAAAATGAAGAAGAAAGACCTTTATTCACTGGTGAGTCTACAGAAGAAAAAGAAGACTCTTATTATGAGCTAGAAGAATCAGAGGATGAAATTTTTGATTTAGCAAAAGAAAAACTGATGACTTTTGTTAGTTTTTGGTATTTTAGTCAAAATCCTGCTAAAGAAGATTTTGAAAATTTAGAACAAGAGCTTGACGCTGAATTAGCCTGATGAGTGGAACTCAAAGGCTATAGAAAACTTTTAAAAGAAATATCTGACGGTTTTTCTGTATATTTTATAGGCGAAGAAAGAGTATTCATAAAGCACCAATCTAATTCTGATTTGGTAGACTTTGATGATGTTTATGAAGCTTATTTTTCAATGGCCAAAAAAAGAGGCCTTCCTTCTGAAAAAGAAATACTTGAAGACTTAAAGTCAGAAGAAATATGGACAGATAAAGATGATTCTGAAATCGAATCTCAATCTTTTTATGTAGAAAATTTAATAAGAAATAAAAAGAATATTGTTTTAAAAAGTGCGCTTGAACAAATCAATAAACAAATAAAACAAGCTGAAGAGCAATTAAATTCTTTAAAAAATAAAAAAAGTAGCTTAACAGCTAATAGTTGTGAATCTTATGCGCTAAATAGAGCAAATGATTTTTATATAGTCAACAGTTTTTACAAAGATAACTCTTTTAAAGAATCTCTTTATACTAGCGAAGAATATGAATACGCAGAAGCTTCTGAAGTTTCATCCTTAGTTTCTCATTATAATAATTTTCACGAAAGATTTAGCGAAAAATCTGTACAGCATTTAGTTTTGCAAGATTTTTATAGAATTTATTTTGCATTTTGCGAAACTTCTAATGATTTTTTTGGTAAGCCAATTATGTGTCTTACTAATTTCCAATTAAACCTTATTGTTTATACTAGAATTTTTAAGAATATTTTTGAAATGAATGAAGATATTCCTGAGAAAATAAAAAAAGATCCAGAAGCTCTTCTTGACTTTGCAAACTCTTCTGAAGCAAGAGAAGATATGAAGAAAAAATTCTCAGGAGACAAAGGTGCTTCAACTATAGTCGGAGCAACCAAAGAAGATATGGAAGACCTAGGCATGGAACAAAACACTGGGGTTAGTTTATCAGAGGCTGCGAAAAAGAAAGGTGGCTCTTTATCCATGAAAGATCTAATGGATATCAGCGGCGCTTAATTTTAAGTGTATATCTAAATAGACAGAAAAGCCATGCAAACAATAAAAATTAGAAATCTTGACTCTACTGAAGATAACACCGTTACAGATAATAGTTATTTAGCTTTATCGCTTAATGAAAATGACGTCAAAAGAGAATCAGAAGACCCTAACGATTTAAATCCAAGGATAACTGTAAAAACCACTATCTCTCAGCTTAGAAAAGCTATTTTACCGACAATAGGAAGCTCTCCGCCTGTTTCTGAAAATGAAGAAGGCGGTATTGACGTAGGGATTGGAGACGTAATTTTAGACGAAAATGGACAACCTTTAACAACTCAGCCTCCAGTCGTTATAAAACAAGGAGGCAAAGAACAAATAAATATTACCGATGATGGAGTATCGTTAAAAGAAAATGTAATTATAGAGAAAGAACTTTCCGTCACTGGGCCTACTACTTTTAATAATACAACTACTTTTAATAATACAACTGCTTTTGGTCGTGACGTTTTTATTAATGAAATAACTAACGACCCATCTCCAATAGAAGGAAAAATTTACAGAAAATCTGACGGTCTATACTTTAATGGTTCTAAGATTTTAACCGAAGGTGAGGGAGGGAAATGGGTAGACGGAGACTCTTCTGGTGATATAGTTTATAATAGTGGCAATGTAGGTATTGGTACTGCTGAACCAGATGGTAAACTTGATGTGGAAGGTGATTTTGTTATCTCAAGAAATAGCTTGTACGAGTCTCGATGGAAAATTGGCATTACTCATACTGGAGTTGATAATTACGGCTCACTTTATTTTTTGCCAGAGGGCAATAATAGCTCAACGGCTGACTGGGGGGTACCTAATAAATTTATTGTTAAGGCTAACGGCGATGTAGGTATTGGTACTGAGAACCCCGCTTCGATATTTCATGTTAAATCATCGCTAGATGGTCCTATTTTCGATAGTGGTGGCACAGACAATGCAAATCACGCA